GGAACGTCAGATCATGAAGGCGAGGAAGGTAAAATAATGAAAGTCGGTAACCTCGTAAGCGTGAAGCGCACACACGGCCGCGATCCCGTGGTCGGTCTTATCATCGCGATCAAAGAAGATGATCACAATCGTACCATTCTTATACAGTCTATTAAAAGTGACTATAGATTATATGCTCACCCTACTGATGTTGAGGTGCTTAGTGACTGTGGGTGATTTAGTTAAAGTTATAATGCAATGGGGTCAGCCTCCCATCACGGGAGTCATCATAAAGAAATGGCATGACCGATCCGAATGGGTCTATGAGGTTCGCAATGTTAAGAGCGGATTGAAGACCCACGCCGGAGAATCAGATATGGAGGTAATAAGCAATGGCAGATCCTAAAGAGAAGTTTGATGATAACAACACAGACGTTGTTGAGTTTAATAACAAGAAGGTATCATTTTATGTTGATTCAACCTGTATTATTTGCAACGTCTGTTTATATGAAGCCCCCAACAACTTTCGCGAGAGTGATGACGCAACTCATGACCTCGTATACAAACAACCGGAAACCGAGGAAGAACTTGCTGAATGTTATGAAGCAATGGATGCCTGTCCGGTTGAAGCAATCGGCGACGATGGAGTAGAATGATGTCGAGACTTATACATAATATATTAATCATTGCAGGTATTATCTATCTGTATGAGAACAGAGCTATGTGGGTACCAGAGTTAGTTAATGTTACTAATACTGTTATAAGCACTGTGGGTAGTACTGTACAAAGCATTTAGATAAAGTGTATTGCGGTGGATCAATGTGGTTTGTAGTGTTAGTTATTGTTAGTATGTGTTTATAATATGTTTTATAACTGCACTTCACATGCGGTGGGGCTTTATACCTATACGCACACACACTGTCAAGCACATTTATTTTGACATTCTTTTGACATGTCACACACAATGCGCGACACATGCGACAGCATGCGGACGATAGTGCCCGTGTAACCTGCGTTATGCTCGGGTGTATACACTCACATGCGACGGGGGTGCGTTAAACTATTTGTAGGTTTGCATGCGAGGGCAAAACTAATTAAAGTATTATAATCATTAAACAATATCTGTATCATTCTCATGTTACAAATGTGACAGCGCCTGCCGCGCGTTGCATGCATGCCGATGATACATTAAATAGAATGTCTAACAATACTAGTAACTTAGTTAACGTTCGGCTTAAAGGGAGAGGAATACATGCGACAGATACGTAACCGGTTGCGAGAAAAGTATCCGAGATCATATAAAATAATATCTAAATCGACAGACATCGCATTCCATGTAAGCTATTGGGGTATGTGTACAGCAGCATTATATGTATACATGTTACAGTATAGTGTGACTGGATGTGATGGAAGTATTGACAAGTAATTGACAATCACTGTGCCTGACACTGTTTTGACGTTTATTTAACTGCTGTCAAAATGCTGTCAAAGACGGGGGGGTCCCCCTCCCCCCTACCCGGAATGTATGTCTCGGCCGATAGGCGGTCAGCGATGGCTGGCTAAGTACCTTCTCGATATGGCTGAGAAATTTTCTGAGATTATGATTTAAAAAACACCGCCTAAAAATTTCCAGATTAGCCCGGTACGCAAATTGCCCATGACGCGCCTATATACTTTATGGGTAGTAAGAGGGCAGAAAACCCATTAGGCGCAGCTGTGGGCGCGTATAGTGGGTCTATAGATACATTTCAGTCACCGCGATGGACGCGTGGGCTTAGCCGCCGCTTCGAGTTGGGAGACTTAGTGACACTTGCACCAGAGTTTCGGTATTCAATAACCAAATCGGTTGGCGTTGACTTTGGACGTTACGTGGGCATCGTTGTGGAAACATATGCGAATCGTGAGTATATGGTGATATGGACAAACCACCCGTTGGTAATTAGTAAATTTAAAACAGGATTGTTCAACGGTGATCACTTGTTGCTGGTAGAAAACGCGGATAAAACGCTTATGGGGTCACGATGAACGAGGATGCGCGTCACCCTGTAGACTTCGTTGTTGGTGACTTGGTGTACTATACCGGTAGCACTAATGCCAACCCGTACGGATTCCCGTATACATACTCATCAGATAAAAAACGTGTCAAGCGTGTGGGCATTGTCGTTAAAGTCAACACCACCGCTTTTCATACCTACAGCGTATATTGGTTAAAAGACGAATTAGCGTCGAATCATGTTGCAAATCATCTCGAACTGGTGTATAATGTATAGTATAGACTATTTACAGTATGCATATTTCCAAGGACATTGTTATAACTCTCATTAACGAGAATCTTTCGTCAACCGATAAATCTGATATAAAGAAGATGATCGGTACGGAATTGGATAAACGTATCAAGAGTGAACTTAAAAAGATTCTTGCGGATGAGCTTGCAACTGCTCTTAAGTCTAAAGACACAAAGGCGGATATTGGCGAAGTTGCCAAGAAGGTCATCAAGAAATTGTACAAAGACCTTTCTTTCCACCATCCATATATCATCGATCGCATTAAGGTATAAATTGCAAGCTAACAACACAACGGCCGCGGTTGGATCGTGGGTTAAAGACGTCTGGCGAAACGACCGGTCATTAGGTCTCGTTCTGCAAATCGATGACCAAACCGGTATGATGTACGTACGGTACCCAAAGATCGCTAAAGACGTTTGGTTGCGGTGGGAAAATGGCGGTCATTATATGGTTATTAATAAATAAATGAACTATTTATTGCGATTTTGAATGCGGAGTATATCCATGAAATATATGTTTACTTTTTTTGCACTGTCTGCATGCGGCGTTTGGGCTGCAAATGCGGGCATCACTGCGGATGAGCATGTGGCTAATGAGAAAAATTTTATAGAAGAAAAAACTGGCGGCGAAAAAATGGCGCGAACAAGACCGGATGCGTTGCTGGAGTCGTATAACCAACCGACCTACATCGATGCCATGCCGCCGGAAAATGGCGCTATAGCGGCGCCGTCGCCAATTCCTGCTCTTATACTGCCCAATAATGTGTGCGTAATTAATACCGATCTTTCACCCGATCGGTCAATTGAGGAGCATATTTTAGCTTGTATCCATGCACAACGGATTAGGCGGTCAATTCAAAGATAGTATCCCCTACTTACTTATGTGGATATTAATTTAAAAATAGGCGACATCGTCGTTGATATAGCTACTGGTGACATTGGATTGCTGGTTTCGCGCTATAGCTTGTTTGAAAATCTCTTAGACGATGACGGCAACAAATTAATTAATCTGTGGGCTTGGGACATATTCTGGACCGGACCGATGCCGACAACAGAAGATACGGTAAGTCGATATCAGCCTTATACAGAAGAAGGTTTATTAAATCTAATACGCACTGGTACTTTTAAAGTTGAAAAAGCGAGAATAGTTTGATGGATGACTTGTATTCTGCGCTGAATGGTGTTATACTTAAGGTAGGAGATTTGATAGTTGATGAAACTACTGGGTTTGTTGCATTGTTGATTGAGCGCGAAAGACGCATTGATATGATTTATGACGACATGTATTTTTGGCATGTTAAGTGGATCAAGAACGTAGATCGATATGCAGAAGACCCTACAAATGTCCCAATGTCAACAATTATTGAGGAAGAAGGCATGAAATTATCGATTATTGTTGGCATGCTAGCACACTATCCAGCAAACGGAGGGAACCATGAGTTCTAATTGGAATGTATACAAATTATTTAAAAGTGGCAAGAGGGCAAAGGCGCCCATACACACATTTTCATATGAGGGTGAATATGAAGAGGCGATTAGCCGATTCGAACAAATTGAGATTACAAATTTAATCGAAAAGTACGGAGAAAGAATAAAAAAATTTGATTTTAAAATTCTTAATACCGAGGGTGCCCAAGAGCGTATAGAAGTTACTGACGAACAGCGCTTTCACTTAGCAAAAAATAGAGTCTTGGCGACCATAATTAAGAAAAAGAAGATAAACACTAAAAGAAATCTTAGCGGCGGTCTTATTTATTCTAAAGACACAAATTGGAATTGGCAATGGGCCGCGTTGGAAACTGGCACTAGCCGGTATATCGAGGGTTTATCCGTTATTTTTGACTCATATGAGGAAGCTATCGATTGGATGAAAGAAAAAATAGATACAATTTGAAAAAAATTCCCAAAAAGGGAGATTTAGTAAGAATTGTTAATCATCAATTTAAATTTGATGGCGACACGGTCATAGAATCATGCGGAATAGTCGTTGAGAGCTACGATATTTTGCCATCAGACCAAGTACAATTAAAGATATTCCCGGAAGTTCATGTATACCTACTCAAAACAAGAAAAATAGTGCCACTCCCAGTAGGAGGAGTGGAAATAATATCACATTGCAAAAGGGAGCCCTAATTAATCTAGGAGGCTCTTTTGAACAATTTAATGACATCCCTGTGTCAAGCGGCAATAGTTGCAAACATTGGTATACTTCTTATTGGTATATTTCATGGTGTACATAGTTTATCTGTTTTGTCAATTATTAATATTGCTTTATTGAGTGCTCGATTTATAATTTTTAAAGGAGAACACAAGAGATGAAGAAAATACTATTAATTGTGGCAGCGTTATTGTTGCCAGTTACAGCAATTGCAACACCGACAACTCAGAATAAAAATCTAACGACACAAATAAGCAACTCGCTTAGTGTAGTCGAGAAAAATGTACGCAATGCGTCTGTAAGAGTGCTGACCGGACAAGGTCATGGTACCGGAGGGCTAATTAACTACAAAGGAATGCATCTTGTTCTAACAGCGCACCACGTGGCAGATGGGGCGCTTGGCACTTCGTACTTGATAGCGACAGAGACTGAACGCCGGATGGCAGTCTTAGTTTATAAAGACCCATTAAATGACATGTCTTTGTTATATTTGCCTAGTGAGTTTGAATATGCGAAACCAATGCGTTGGAAGCCACGTTCAGAATTAATAGAAGTTGGTCAGACTATCACATATTCAGGATTTCCTTCCTGGCACAGTTTGCTGAGCTTCCGTGGACACGTTGCAGGTTTCGAAACACACCCAGAAGCAGGAAGGCAAATTATTTTGCAAACTTATGGATGGTTTGGTTGTAGTGGATCAGTAATATATGACAACGATGGAAAAATTGTTGGAGTGCTCTGGGCTGTTGATGTAGAAAGAAGCCCTTCATTCCAAATACAAGAGAATATGATTTGGGTATCTCCAATACAAAACTTGAACATAGATTTAGCTTTAACTGCTTTATGCAATGGCATGCCAGAAAAACCTAGAGCGTGTAGGTAGATTATGCCCTGAAGACATTGACAATAGTGAGATTCCGATCTATTTATTGGAGAAAGCTTTGGAAATATCTAAAAATGAATGACTTATATGGTCCACTGGACGAAAAAAAGAAAAAAGCCGGGTCTGAATCTAGCAAAGAGTCCTCTTTAAGAGACTGGTTTGGTAGGAAGGGAGCCAAGGGTTCTAAAAAAGGATGGGTTGATTGTAATTCTCCTGATGGAAGTGGCGGTTACAAGGCTTGTGGGCGCGGTTCAGGCGAAAAACGTAAAAAATATCCTGCGTGCAGACCTACACCGGGCGCGTGTAAAGAACGTGGCAAGGGTAAATCATGGGGCAAGAAAGCAAAATCTAAGAAAAAAAATGAGGAATTATATAAAATGGATTTGTATCAAATAATTGAAGAAGAAATAGAAGCTGTGGTTACTGAGACGCACACAAAAGAGCATGAAAAGGAGTTAGAAAAGATAGCTGACGAGCTTGCTGGTGCTTCTAAAATGCACAAAGGGCAATCTGATCAAATCAAAAAAATTCTCGACCAAACAGAAGAACCAGAAGAGCCAGTTAACGAAGGTATGAATTGTGGATGCGGGAACGATCCTTGTGAAACTTACGGTAAAAATAACGAAAAGTTAATTATTGTGATCAAAGAAGAGCTTTCTGCTGTTAGAGAAGATAGGCAAACACACATAGCCGGCATTACAAAAAAGATTGCGAGGCTCGAACAGGCAATTATCAACGCTGAAAAAGGTATGAAAAATATGGATGACTCCGCTGATGATGACACAGATCTCAGTGACGTTCGAAATAGTAAAGCTTATTTTGCAAAACAATCTGAAGTAATGAATCTTCGTGATAAATTAGAAGTTCTTGAAGACCAACTGCAACAGTTGCAGCAAGATGGACCAGTAGAACTAACAAGAGGTTTAGAAGAAACCGAATATGAACCCGGTCGCGCTGTTGCTGATATTGATACTGGTGAAGAACGTATGAGTCCTGAAGATCTTATGCGCGATGAGGTGCAAGATTTAGCAGACAAGTTTGGAGTAGAAGCCTCCATTGAGATTGCTAGCGACGGAAAGCCTGTTATTTTGGTAACGCATCGAAATGGAGAGACCACGCCATATGACGACACAGAAGAGATGTATCGAGATCTGTCGGATGAAGTGGGACGCAGAGATTTTGGTGATCCTAACGAAGATGATTATGATATGTATACTCTCGATGAAGAAAAGTCATCTGCTAAAAAGGATGCTTGCTATAATAAGGTAAAATCACGCTATAAAGTATGGCCGAGCGCATATGCATCCGGAGCTTTAGTTAAATGTCGTAAAGTTGGCGCTGCCAATTGGGGCAATTCTAAAAAAGAATCTTTACAAATGATGATTGAGGACGAATTAGCTCAAGTTTTAGATGAAAAGAAACATAAATTCAGCGAAGGCAAGAAACTTCCACCACATTGGTTAGCGCAAGGTCTTGAAGCAGACCCTCTCTGTGATGAAAAAGTTCCTGATGGTGCCTCAATGAGAGAATACAAAAAATGCCTAGAGAGCCCTGCTGCTTACCAGAGACCGCCGCGGAGAAGTCTTGAAGAAAAAGCCAAAAAACCTTGTAAACCCTCGAAAGGAAAGCGCTTTGCCAAGCGTGTAGACGGCAAATGTCGATCATTTGGGCAAAAAGGACAAGCAAAAGGCGGCGGAGACCGCATCAGACCCGGGACAGCTAAGGGTGATGCGTACTGTGCACGGTCAGCAAAGATTAAAAAGTGCAAAAACCCCCCATGTGCCAATGCATTATCTCGTAAGAAGTGGAAATGCCGCGGTTCTAAGTCAATGAAAGAGGCAGTTAGGAAAATAAATGTTAAGTGATGAACAAATTTTAGCTAAAACCACCGCGTTGCTTAATGTTTTACAAGAAAAATGTTGGGATGGCTATACGCAAAAGGGAATGAAGAAAAAAGGTGACAGAAATGTACCTAATTGTGTACCTGTTAACGAAAAAGTACTCCGAGAAGTCACTGAAGACGAGATGAGAGTGTTGGAAGATGTATTAGATGACCTCGACCCAGCAAATCTGCCTTTAAATGACCTTTTTGGTGGCAAAATGCGCGCGGTGATACCGTTTCCAACCCTTGATCCAGCTACAGAGCTTGGAAAGTTTGCAAAATTCTTCGAATCTCAAGAGTATGATGTAGATTGGGACAAGGGCATGGTCTTTGCTGAGCGTGATCTGCGCACATCAGACGATTTACTGGGTATGTTGGTTGGTGACCCGGAACCAAAGAAGAAAACTAAGAAGATTCAGATGAAAATCGGCAAATTATTCAAAAAAATAGCCGATTTAAGCAGAAAAAAGGACGCATTGTACCAAAAAGTCTATGATTACTTGGCTGGTATTGGATATAAAGGTCCAAATGGTCAACCAATCGCCAAGTGGCACGAAGTTACAGTGAAAATGCGTAATGCTGCACTCGATGAGAAAGAATTGGAGAATTTAAACAGAATTAACGATCAAATGTACTTATATATCGTAAATCCGGGCGTTGCAGGACCCGCTGGCTATGATTTAACCGAATTAGCAACAAAATACGGCGAGTATTGGCAAAAGAACGCTGCATTCATCAAAAAAGAGATAAATAACATCGATAATGACAAATTTTCCATTATTATTACTCGACATCCGATAGATGTGCTCAGAATGAGTGATTTTGACAAAATTACCTCTTGCCACTCTCCGTCTAGCCGTACAAACGCCTATCAGTCCTATTATAAATGTGCTGTAGCAGAAGCCCGGGGTCACGGGGCGGTTGCGTATGTTGTGGAAACAGAAGAGCTTCTGAGCACCACAAATACGGGTAATATAGACAGCGCAGAGCAAGAAATTCAAGAAGGTGAAATCTTTTATGATGATCAGCGCTATGATGTTGGTGAAATCAATCCAATTTCTCGGGCGCGCATTCGTCATGTTAGATATTATGACACAGATGAACCGGAGCGCTGGGATGACGGACAAGACGTTGGGATGCCTGAGAAACGAGTATACGGTGCTGATATTCCCGGTTTAGTCGATAGAGTTACTGACTGGTCTCGTGATAACCAAGAAGAAGTCATCGCAAACATGCCACAAGAAAACGGCAAGATTAATTTAGATAGATTTATGATCTTTGGTGGCTCCTACGAGGACACCGCCAATGCATCGGGTCGTGAAGCACTAATGAGACAATTGTTAGGGATAGAACAACGTGTTAGCGGCAATATGAAGCAGAACACAGAAACCGAAGATGATTTGGACGCAGACTTAATCGGAGACATCAGAACATCATACGAAAATCAGTGTCAAGAGATTATTGATACTTGGAACCAACGTGCGGCTGTTACAAAAATTAGCTTTGACGTCGAAGATGACGGTGGAGAAGACGTGTATATTAGGGGTGCGGCCGAAGTTGTGATCGAGTGGAACGTGAGTGATTGGAGTAGGCTACCAACCGCGATCGACGGGGTTGTTCAATATTCTCCAGATGCGATTAACGATATATATGGAGATTTTTTTACTGATCGAGCTTACGTGGGTCGTCAAGGCGACACCATCTTTTGGACATGCGGCGTAAATCTAGAACACCCAGAGTTGGGCGGGCAATCTTATTATGCTCTAGTAGAGGAGTTCGCGGATGCTTGTCAAAAAATTGACTCTTTAATCGATGACCGTCATGATGCGTGGAAAGAAATTTTGTCAACATACTTCAAGCGCGAAGGTCAAATGGTCGGTGGCGAATATATGACTCTCGCTATGGATATTGAGAACGGAGATATAGATTCTTATGAGTGGGACGTGGAAACTGATGGAGAGTATGAGGATAGCTATGAATCATATGCCTCTGTGAGCTTTGAGTACGACTCAGGGGAATGGAAAATGTCTCCGCAGATACTAGAGAGGCTTTTAGATTCTCGCGAGTTTAAACTGCTTCTAAGACAGAATATGTTAGCTGCCCCAAGACAAGAAGTTGGAACAGAATATCATTTAGATATTTCTCATTATACTGTTACTAGAAGTGGTGAAGAGAGAGTTGTACAAATACAGTTTAAAGTCGACGCAGACGATAATGCCGAACGTGTAGAACTTTTTAAAGAATTAGTAACCGGTGAAATGGATGATGAAGATAATCTCACGGTTATATTTAATAAGACTCTCGCTCAAATTCAAGCGCAAAACATGTCCGGGACGTGGACTGACGATGTCAATGAACAGCTTGTAGGAAACTGGAGAAGATTTATATCATGAAACTTTTAATAGAAAATTGGCACCGGTATTTGGGTGAAGACAAAAGTGCTATTGAGCCTTTTCATGTCACTAAACGCAATAATAAAATCAAAGGTAAAACTCACTATGTTGTCACACATACACCTAGTAATATGTATATCCCTTCTCACTTATATAAAATGGGCATAAAAAATGTCCAAGGTTTAGCAGACGAACTGAATGTTTATAATGCTGAAAATGAAGGCATTTTCGAAAGCCCAGAGTTAGCTTCTGATAAAACTGTTCTTAAAACAGTTCTAAATATTATTGAAGCGTCGCTGTATCGAGAAGAGGGAATACAATTTTAATGAAACTCCTACTTGAAAATTGGCGAAAATTTGTAAACGAAGATGAAGAAGCCACCATGGATATGGATGGCAAATCTTGGAATCAAGTAGAAGTAGATAAAAAAGTTCGTGCTAAGCAAGGCGCCGAAGATGCTGGATTTTACTTTGACCGCAAATTAGGTAAGGGTATGATGGGAGAAGTTTATTTGGTCGAGAATAAAAAGACTGGTGAACGCAATGCAATGAAGCATGTTGTAAAAAGACTCTATGGAGGTCCTGATACGGCAGACAGAGAAGCGCAAAACTATCGCTTTGCTATGGATAACAAAGCCTCGATGAATCAAAAATTTGCAAAATACCTTCCAGACGTGTATAATGTAGAAGAGACTACAAAAGATTATTTTATATTTATGGAACTCTTAGAAGACATTCCCGATAGAGTTAAAGCAGACTTGTTTGCTCTGAATTCAGATGATGCAGATTTGTCAAGACACGAAAAATATACTAGATTATTTAAAGATCCTGAAGCAATCTATGAAGTTATCATACAAGGTTTGTATGGAAACCTTATGTTGAGACAAGGTGACCCAAACGTTTATCAAGATATTATGCAGGAAGTACCAAACATTGTGATGAAAAAGATAACAGAAATGTCCGGACACAACTGGGAATTTTTACCAGCGGAGACGTTATCTGATTTGGTGGCAGAGGCTTCTCTTCCTTATTTAGAACAAGATTCCTCATTCTATGAGCAGTTGCCTAAGTATTTTAAAAGAGAACTTAGCGAGATTTACACAGACATTCTTCAAAAACAAATTGTGCCTGTTCACGGTGGACACGGTAGAGTTAGTGCTGCCGGCAAAGCTGGAGAGAAAGTTGAGAGAAACTTTCCTGAAGCCGAAGGTTTGATGCGAGCAATGAAGCATTTTCTCGATCAACAAAACTGGCAACCCAAAGATATTCATTCTGGAAACGTCATGGTTCGACCCGGTACCAAGAATTTTGTTATAACCGATCTTGGGCTATTTAGTTTGAGGAGCATATAATGAAACTCTTACTTGAAAATTGGCGAGAGTATTTAAATGAAAAAAAATGGGAAGATCTGGATACTGACAAAGGTCAGTGGACCGAGATAGACCCAGCCGACATCAAAGCATCAAGAGATCCATTGAATGTTGATCTCTCAGATCAATTGTTTGATCTGATACAGACTGCATACGCACCCATCGGCGGGAACTATGATTATAAAAACTCAGGACAGTTACCTGGGGACGAAGATGTCTGGGTAGCTGTTGATCTTGATGACGACCCCGAACCCGACGCTTTACGCGGGGGAAAACGTAAGTCCGCAGGAACCAAACTCTCAGTGGCTGGGCATGATGGCTCTAAAGCCGGCAAGGATGCTTACATTAATAAAACTGCCGAATTGTTATCCCAATCGGGACACTACGCAGAAATGTCTAAATCTATTGCGCATATTATGTTAAAATATTATAATGTGCCGGCTGTCGAAGATTCTGAAAAAGTACAGTCAATTCTTGGAACCGGTAAGCCTATAAATTGGTTAGGGGAACACCCCGAAGGTAAATATCCAGGCATCAACGGGTGGTATACTAGAGAAATTGCTGGCAATAAAGATGTATTAAAAATTATGCTCGGAAACCCTAAATGAAAGTTTTGTTTCTCCACGGATTAGAATCAAAGCCTGGTGGCTCAAAACCCAAAGCACTTGCTGCGGCAGGGCATGAGGTTATTGAGCCCCGGCTTTCAAGAGACGATTGGCAAGGGAGTGTTGATGCAGCTAAAGATGCATACGAAGAACACTTACCGGATGCAGTCGTAGGCTCTTCACGAGGGGGTGCAGTTGCCATGGCGGCGCAGCTACCTCTCGGTAAGATGGTCCTTATTGCGCCGGCTTGGAAGAAATATTGCCCAACGTGCCCAATACCGCCCGGAGCAACGATATTACACTCTCGCCAGGATGATGTTATACCATATGGTGATAGTCGTTTATTATCGAAGATGTACGGAGCTAAACTAATTAGTGTTGGCAGTGATCATCGTATGAATGATAGTGAAGCTCTTAGCGCAATAACTTCTACTCTTGATGGAAATTCATAATGAAACTCCTACTTGAAAATTGGCGAAAGTATTTAACTGAATCAAAGCTGCGTGTGTTTGACTTTGATGACACAATCGCAAAGTCTGATTCCAATATTCATATTACAACTGACACCGGTGAAAGAATTGAAATGACCACCGACGAATATGCGAACCATAAAATGAACCCAGGATACGAGTATGACTTTTCTGAATTTGATAATGTTATCAATCCGAGAGAAATAAAACAAATTACTAACATTATTCGTAATGCTCTTAACGCTGGCACTGAAGGCAGGGAGATAGCCGTTCTAACGGCGAGAGATCCAGCGGCCGAAGGTCCTATTAGAGAGTATCTTGAGAGTATTGGACTTGACACATCTATGATTACATTTGAACTTTTAGGTAGTTCCGACCCTGCAGATAAAGCAGCGTGGATATCCGATAGGATTGATGCAGGTGCCACAGACGTTTTATTTTTTGATGATTCCGGAAAGAATGTGGAAGCAGTGAGTGCATTATCAGAACAGTATCCCGATATAAAAATTAGAGCAAGAAAAGTAAAGTATGCGGATGACATCACTTAATAATGAGCCATTATTGAATATGGTGTTGTGTTGAACATGTTTAGTCGCCGTTAACTTACTACTTATTAGCGGAGGATGCACTATGTCTAATAATGGTAACGGGTGGGAAACCTACTCAAAGTTAGTTTTACAACAACTTGAAACTCTTTCGAGTGGAATTGAAGGTTTGCGAAGCGAACTACAAATGGTACAAACACAGCTAACTGAATTGAAAGCTAAGGAAGATCGTGTTCAAGATCTTAAAGTATGGAAAGAAAAAATGGACGATGTTGCTTCCCCTCCACAGTTGCGAGAAGTACTGCAGGAAGTTGAAGATTTAAAAATATTTAAAACAAAAGCTGTGACGATGTTTATGGTGGTGCAAGGCATAATGGGTTTGGCGATGGCTTGGGGCTTAGAGATATTTTAATTAAAGATTTTTCTAGAAAAAGAAGATAGTATTTTTAAAGAAACAAACAATATCCATCTTTTATCTGTTCAATCAATTAGTCATGGTAAAATTTGCTTTGTTTGATCGCTAGTTAAAATATGACCCAGAAAAAAACATCGGGCGCTAGCGAATTACTAAAAATTATTTTAGATCAAATAGCTGGTGAGACGGAGTCCGGGCGCCCCTTGATTCCGGCATATATTTTGTTAGGCGAAAGCGACAAAATGTGTTACGATCCGAACAGTAGAATGTTTCAAAAAGTTTCTCGTGGCACCAAGATATACATATTAAAAGAAAATTATGATTACAAAGGTAGAACTTTAGTGTATACTGTATGTGGACATCTTGTTTGTGTTGAGCCAGATGATTTGTTTTTACTATCAGGATTTGATTGATGTTATTTAAGTTTGGAAAATTTTGGAAAACAGCTTTATTTTTATTTCTTTCGTGGTCAATGTACGCTGTTTATGGTTACGAGTTTACTTTAGTGACTATATTAGCTCTAATGTACAGTGAAACTTTTAAAGATAAACACACATTAATGTAACAAACCAACATATTTACTGTGTGATGGAAGACAAGAACCCATATGGTAGTTTAGCTGCAGAAGATTTTCAATTAGGTGATATAGTTGAATGGAGTATTTGGAGTAGTGAAAAAGAAGACTTTGAGCCCCACTACGGTATTATAACCGATATTACAAATAAATTAATATCTAATCGTTTAATTTCGATTTGTACGGCAGTGCCGTTAGACGACTCTTGTAAAGAAATAGAATTGTTTGCACTGAGTCTAACTTTAGTATCAAAAGCAGGAGATCAAGACGATGAAATCGCTAGTTGACCATATAGCTATTCTGGTAGATGACTTGGATGCAGCAGAAAAGTGGTATTTGGAACATTTATCTGGAATAACAACCCACAAAGATAAAAAGTATATTAGAATACAAATAAAAAACACAAATATTGCCTTAATTGATAAAAATTATTATCCCCATGCGCATATCGGTATTTTAGTAAAAAATAAAGAAGATTTACCTATTGACAAAGGAATAGTTGTAAAACATCGGGACGGTACAGTAGGAGTTTACGTCAAAGACCCATTTGGTAACTATTTAGAGTATATTTGGTACTCTGACGACCAGAAAGAGGTATTTTTAAGTGAATGACGTCCTAAAAAACCTAATTCTTCAGTTTATGCCGTTTGCGCAAGAAAAGATAGGGTTCAAGAATCCGCCGCGGCTATTTTTAAAACAAGATTCAAAAAATGCAGCGAACCCATTAGGAAAAACTGCTTACTATGACCCACAAGAAAAAGCCGTGACTCTGTATACGACTAACCGTCATCCAAAAGATATTTTGCGTTCTCTTGGCCATGAATTAGTGCATCATAAACAAAATTGCGAAGGCAAATTTGATGATGTTGGTGAAATGGGAGAAGGATATGCCCAAAAAGATCCGCACTTACGACAAATGGAAATTGAAGCTAATCGCGATGGCAGCATGTGTCTTCGTGATTTTGAAGACACTTTAAAGCAAAACAATACTATTTATTTTGAACATTTACAAAAAGGAGACACTAACATGTCAACAAAAGATTGGAAGAACGGAGAGTTGAAAAGTCTCCTTTCAGAGAACTGGGGTTTTAAAATGGACCTCAGTAAGCTTAATGAAAGCGTAGAAGAAAATATTAATGAAGAGGCAGGCGCATTTGCCCCTAACCATTATTGTGTTCACCACGGCGGTGTAAGCCACAATGGTGGTACTCAAATGGCTGAAGCAATCTCTCACAACTGGAGCGAAAAGCTTGGTAAGGTTACTCACTATGACATGAAACTTAAAGATGGAACAATCTTAGAAAATGTCGCGGTTGAGGATATCCAAATTACAGATGCTTCGCTTGCCGAAGGTCACGATGGGCACCCTGCTAAGCGCGATCATGATGATGAAGAGTTAGAAGAAGGCGAAAAGCCAGACTTTTTAGATCTCGATAAAGATGGCAATAAGGGTGAATCAATGGAAGATGCAGCAGATGACGCTGATGAAACCGTTGATGAACAGTCCAAAACCGATCGTGCCGATCGAGTTGCTGGGCGTGATGCATCTGGACGTCGTTTAGACGAAGAAGACGAAGAAGATGAAGAGGTTGTTGAAGAGGACTTCCCTGGTAAGCGTGATATGGACCAACATAAGTCTGATCTTTCCGAGGTGCGCCTTAAGGAAATTATTGCGTACGCATTAAAAACAAAGGGATAGATTATGGGCGGTGCTGCCGGACATATGGCCCATCCTTTTGATTTGGGCTCTGTAAGAACAGGTAACGACCTTCTCGACTTTTTTAACAAAGCCAAAGATCATCTTGAAACAGAAGGTGCTGGTGCTGTTAAAATCGATGGAGTTAACGTTTCGTTTAAAGTTGTTGAGACTGACGGACAACGTCAATTTGCTGTTGACCGCGGGTCGTCAAAAGAAATTGACATCAGCGGAATTACAATGTCAAGAGTCGACCAAAGATTTCCTGAAGGTCACGGTATGCGACCGGCTATTAAGACACTTCTAGCTATCCTAAATAAAGCGCTGCCGGCAATTAAGCCACAATTACAAGAACTTGGAATGTGGGATAACCCATCGATGTTCCTTAATACTGAATACGTTACAGGTACAACGAATGTTACTGATTACGATGAAAACTTTTTAGCTATTCACGGACTAAACCAATTTTATGAAAAAGTCGCAAAGTCCGGCGCAAGTAAAGGGAATGTAAGACCGGGAGCCGAGAGACCAGATGGAATCAAAGCGCCCAGTCGAGAAGTTACTTATGATCCAGAAATCATGGAAACCCTTATAGAGAAGTTGAATCCGATAGCAGCCGAATTAGGATTTAAGGTTTATGGCTCCGTACCAACTACCCGCACAGAAGACACAGATATTGATTTTAGTAGTACGTTATCGGAACCATTGACAATTAAAATATCTGACGACCGGGAGATTACTAAATCGCTTGCCGATTGGCTTTCCAGTGCGCAGAATCCAGATTACGATTCTTTAAAAGTTCGAGTCGGAGATAAGATGGTAACACGACACCCTCTTCACAAAGAACTGTATAAAGCACTTGCAGTCGATGGCGTGCCGGTAGTTAGTTTGGTCGACCAAGCTGACGCAGAACGTGCTATCAACGGTGCCCTCTTTATGCATGCCACTCGTATGCTCGGGAACGACGTTTTAAGGGGTCTCACAAGCCCCATGGGCGACTTGATGAGTCACGAGGGGGTAGTGCTTAGGGATGAAGAAAAATTTGGACCAAACCCTGTTAAAATTACCGGAGAATTCATCTTAGGAAATCTTGGTGGTGGATTTGGTGGAAGTGTAACTGAAAATGAAGAAGACTTCATTGGCTATGAATTTAAGCCTGTGACAGAAGAAGACGAAGATGATGATCCGGTCGTCGATGCTGATTTTGGCAAAACGATTGCTGTTGTTCCGGGAGCTTTTAAGCCACCTCACAACGGGCACCTAGATATGGTGCGGAAATATGCAGAAATGGCTGATGAAGTTATTGTTTTAATTTCGCGGCCGACACGTGGAGGTCGAAAATTACCGAACGGACGTGAAATTACTGCTGAAGATTCTCTAAAGATATGGAACCTTCTAACCCAAGACCTGCCGAATGTAGAGGTAGGTATCTCTAACCATGCTTCGCCATTAACCGCAGCATACGAATATGTTGGACGTGATGGTCCCTTGGAAGAGGGGACTAAGGTAATATTAGGAGCCAGCAACAAGGGTGGAGACGCCGGTCGATGGGCGGGAGCAGAAAAGTACATTAAAGAGGGTGTTAAATTGATGGATCCCTTTGCTACTGCAGTTAAGCCTTCTTTGAGACCCAATGGAGTTCCATACAGCGCGTCAGACATGAGAGAATTATTGGGCGCTGCAGAAACTAGCGAGGATGCCATTGAGGAATTAGAAGACTTTATTGGTGAAGACAATGTATTTGATTTGCTTTCTATACTTGGAATAGCCTCGCCGATGCAAGAAATGTCCGGTGCGGGAGCAGCCGGCGGTGCTGCAGTTGGTGCTAAGGGAGGACCCTGGGGCAATAAAAAAGAAATAGAAGATGATAACGAAGCAGAAAAACAACGAAGTAAGCTCGTTACAAGAGAAAACACTAATTTAGTCACCGTTGATGAGGTGATGAGACTAATTATGGAAAGAGGCATATTAAGATGAACCAAGAAGAGAAAACACTTAGATCTAATATACGTGATTTAATCCGCTTTGTCAAGCAGAAAAAAACAAGTACAAAAGTTTTATTCGAAAAGAGCATTGTTAAATTAGCTGAGCTAGAACTCAAAAAAATGCTATCAGAGGTTTCAACCCCAGACGTAAGCCCAACACCAAATAAGTCAACTGGAATCAATGTTCTTGAAGAACTACTCAAAAAGATAGTACCTGTTCTTGAGACAGATTTCAAATCTCTTACTACTAACGAAACACAGAGACAATCATTTCGTGCGCATATTGTTAACGCTGTAGTCAAAACTCTCACACCAGCAATTGCTAACAACGCGGCTGACCCAGATGATGCTGAGTTAAACGAAGTAGATATAGATGTAGTCGATGATGCTGACGGTGTTGATGATAAGTTTATTGATATTCGTACGGATGCCGAAAAGAAAGCCGCCGAGGAAGATGATGCGCCTGATGAAAAAGAAGAATTTGGATCTGGTGTAGATGGTGATCAAACCGGTCGTAATATGGCATACCAATCGTTTAAGAAAATTGAAACTGCAATCATTGATTCATATGAACTTCTTTCGGATCCTGAAGATCAAGAATTGTTCTATGATTATTTGATTGCTAATCTTAAACTATACTTCAATAAATTTGAAGATGAGCTTTCTGGTTCTGTGGAAGAACCATCAAATCAGGCATACGATGATGCGGTAGATAGCGGTGATGACGCAGTTGGCGGCGGTGAAGAAGCCGACATGTCCATCGAATTGTAATTTTTTTTAAAAAAAGTACTTGACAAGATTTAGTTTTGAGTTTATATTAATATCTGTGGTGGCGGTGTTAATCACATGTGTCTATCACAGTGTCTATCACTTCTATTAATCACATGTCTAATAATAACACAAAATCAACTTCTGTCAATCTCAGTGTTATACAAAAGTTCAAAGACCAAAATAAAATTAACGATGAAACTCTCGTGGTGATCAACACGTTTACGATTGAAGATTTATTAGCAATAAAATTAGAATTGTCAGCAGCTAATATAAATAATCGTCTGTATGGGCTTGACATATGGAAGAAATCAGATTATATTATTAAAGATGCAATGCTCAAGTTTGCTGTTTCGACTACCAAGTCAAAAAAAGATGCAGCAAGATTCTTAGGCGTATCATATTCAGAATTTAATAGTCTCTATAAAAGATATCAATTGGAGGAGTATTTCAACAATGTGGAAAGTATATAAATGGAATGGGCATTATATTATGGGAGATCTCATAAGCAAACATTCGACAGAGTCAGCTGCATTAAAAGCTGCAAAGAAAAATATTTATTTTATTAAAACTGAACGAGAAGAGAATAAAACAGAAGTCAATATTTGGCTTGATGGAGAAAATTCTAATCCGGTCGGTGTAATAGTAAAAAAGAAAAGGGGATGATTTGGATTCGACAAGGTAATAAAGAGGAATAGTGCAAGCAGGTAAGATACAACCTTAATCGTTCAAAAACAATAATTGCTAATAACAATAACCACTTCGAATCTGTCCGCTTAGCGGCTTAATCGGGAGGTCGATTAGAACCTTCTTTCCAATCTAATCAAAACAACAGACAAGTTGAAAAAATCAAACCTTCTAAGGCAACAGGACGGTAAGCTTTAGATTATGACCGTCTACCCATTCAGTTAGGGGATATAAAAAACTGATAAGCTTGTGAATGACTACAATCAGAGTTATTTTGGACGCGGGTTCGACTCCCGCCATCTCCACCATCTAGTTATTATATGAGTTATTCAGATAAAGTTGTTGATCATTTCGAGAATCCACAAAATGTGGGTTCATTAGATAAAAATGATTCAAGTGTTGGAACAGGCACTGTTGGAGCGCCAGCATGTGGAGACGTCATGAGGCTTCAATTAAAAATAAATGATAACGGTGTCATTGAGGATGCAAAATTCAAAACTTTTGGGTGTGGATCTGCAATTGCCTCAAGTTCTTTAATTACAACAATGGTAAAGGGTTTAAATATTGAGGAAGCCCAAGATATATCTAATGCAGATATAGCAAAAGAACTATCGTTACCACCGGTGAAGATACACTGTTCAGTTTTGGCCGAAGATGCAATCCGAGCAGCGATAAAAGATTATAAAAACAAAAATTCTTAATTAATCTGGCGCCTTCTGACGTAACAGCCAGACTCTTCATCATAAACTAGTTTTTGCTTTGCTATCTCGTCGATAGCCATTTTACGAAAAACGTTTGTTTTCTTTCTTGAATCACGTATTTCAGATAATCGTCGTCTTTGATATTCTTCTCTTGTTTGTTGAATTTCGTCAAGCATACACTGCTCTAGCATATCTTTGGCAACTATTTGTTTTTTTTGGAAAACAATAAATTTGTAAACGAAATAAACTAAAATACTTAGACATACGCCTAGCGTAATATATAAAAATTCCACACCGAGCCCTCCGTGTGATATGTACATCCAAAAATATATAGTATTTTTTGTAGGTTTATACTAGAAATATGCTATATTATTAAGAAGGGATAATTTTATATTTAGGTATTTTAAAAGATGAAAATAAGCGTGGCATTCTACAAAGGCAAAGGAAACTGGAAAAATAAGATAATTCGATGGTGGACAAAAAGCCCATATAGTCATGCCGAATTAGTATTGCCAAATGGTGTCACGTGGGTAAGTATCTCGCCTTTCTTGACAGCAAAAGTCGCAGGTCGTTCAGTCTATGAAGTAGAAAATTTGGAAGATTGGGATTTTCTAAGTTTTGAACTAAGTTGGAGAAAGCCGGTTAGAGATTACCAGATTGAACAACTTTATAATTTTATTGATAAAACCAATGGCGCCAAGTATGACTGGATAGGAATGATTTTATCACAAGTCCTTCCTTACATCGTTAAACATAGAGATCGCTGGTATTGTTCTGAGTGGATAGCCCATGCCTTAGTTAAAGCAAGATTAATAAAATGGGACAAGATACGTATTTATAAGACCCCAAATCTTTCACCAGGAAAATTATACGAAGTGTTAAAAAATCACAAACCGGAGTATAAATAAAGATGAAGTATGAAGTTGATGAGTGGGTAGTTTATAAACCATTTGCAGACTCAGATTCTGAATTATTAAAGGAAATGCAAAATCGAGCCCTTATTTTATGGGTATACCCAAAAAACGACTTTTATGATTACGATATCTACATTGAAGAGACCGGAAAGAAAAAAAAAGTACGTGAACATCATCTTTTTCCGGAGCCCGCCTCTACCTACTAATAGGGATGGCACACAAGTTACTAAAAGCAGCAGTAATGCTGTTCGTTACAATAATTGCTGGTTGTACCAGTAATGTTGATTATGTTCTCCATGGTGAAGGCAACGGAGAAACAATTTATGTAGATGTACCGGGAGAGATTGTTGAAGTCCCTGTATACATTTTAGTAGAAGTTCCTGGGGAAACCGAATACGGTGAGATCTGGGTAGATTCTTTTAATCAACCTCAAAGCGTTGATGGTGTGGATATCTTATGGATTATCGATACTTCTGGCTCAATGAACCGTTTTGATCCGGAACTTATGGCTGGAATTGAAGCTATGCTGGAGGCATTACCAGACTCCGGTTGGCGATTAGCCATGATGAGTAACGACCCAGCTAAAGCCTCAGTAGAGGCTCAGTTTCCCCTTGTTCCTGGGGATGATATAGCAGACGCTATGGACATGTACGCCGCCATGGGACGCGGCGGTCGAGAAGAAGGGTTCGACGCAGCGTATGAATATATAATCAATAATCCTTACGGTGCCACATGGCTGAGACCTGATGCAGCCCTATTGGTCGTGTTTGTCTCTGACGAAGAGGAACAAAGTGATGCACACTTCCCAGACATTGATGATTTTAAAGTTTGGTACAACTCTCTCCGCGGCGGATCAGCATACTTAGCTAGTATCAATAACGTCGCGCAAGCGGACAGCCTTTGTAGCACTCCTCCAAATATGATTGATGTTGGAGACCGATACATGGAAGCAACGAATCACTTTGGTGGTGTCGTAGTAGATATATGCGCTGAGGATTGGGCGCCCGGTGTCCAAGATGCATCCAGTCGATTAGAACCATATGAACAAATTGAACTCACATATGTTGTAAGTGACGAAGATACTATCCGCGTGTTTATTAACGGCGCCCTAAATTGGGATTGGCATTACCAAGCATCAGATAACACTGTATATTTTGATGTTATCCCATCTGGAAATGATCACGTAGATATTGCATATCATTATGATCCGGACGATCCATATGGCGCCGGTCCAACTGATACAGGTGACACGGGATCATAAATTTCTATACAATTCTTGTTAATATGATATAATAAAAACTTAACTGGAGGAATTTTAGAATGACTGTACATAGAGATATGTGGAAGAAAAACAACGATGGGACGAACCCAACCGTAATGGTCTCAGGCGGCTTTGATCCTGTGCATGCTGGACATATTCGAATGATAAGACATGCCGCACAATATGGAGATGTAATAATAATAGCTAACTCAGATGATTGGTTGTTTCGTAAAAAAGGTTTTGTTTTTATGGAATGGGAGCGCCGCGTCGAAATCTTAAACGCTATTAAAGGTGTTATCTTAGTGGACTCAGTGGACGACTCCGATGGTACCGTGTGTGAAGCTATTCGAAGATTAAAACCAACCTTCTTTGCGAATGGTGGTGATCGAGGAAAAGCCAATACTCCCGAACAAGCTGTATGCGAAGAAATCGGTGTAGAATTATTATGGGGCGTTGGTGGAGAAGAAAAACTACAAAGTTCTTCCGAGTTAACTAAAAAAGGCAGAGACTTTGAACTCCCGCCGAACCGCAACACACCACAAAGTTCTGGTAGATAGTACTTGACAACTAACAGTAATATAGTTACTGTATAGAGCGAGGTACATGCATGCAAATAGATAGTATGAAGGCTTTAAAGTTAGATTCAACCTATCGGCCGATTGAAGTGATAGATGCTATAGAAGCATTAGTTATGTGTTTGGTAGGTAAAGCTATGCCCCTGGAAACTTATGAAAAAAGAATTTCATCTCCTTCACGTAGTTTTGAACTGCCGGCAGTTATTGTTCTTAAGACAATAGTAAGATTTAGGTTTACTGGTGTATCTTGCAGCAGAGTGAATGTAATTTATAGAGACAAAAACCATTGTCAATACTGTGCCAAAAGTTTCCCGACGGAAGAGTTAACTTTAGACCATGTTCTACCTAAAAGCCGCGGCGGCAAAAATACGTGGACAAATTTAGTAGCCTCTTGCAAAAAATGCAATCAAAGAAAAGGATGTAAAACACCTCATGAGGCGAATATGCACCCAATAAGCAACCCCAAAAAGCCCAAAGTTAGTATTTTAAGAACCTTAACAACCAGTCAGATAAGCGATCTTTGGAAAGAGTATCTGTGGGAATAAAATGAGATATTACCCTTGACACTTGACACCAACTGTGTTAATAATTATTAACAATGGCGAATATTACGTCGTTGCGTGGATTAACAAAGGAGTTTAAATGTCAATCACACAAAAAATCAAAAACCTCAATCTTGAAGAGGGTGCATTAGTAACGCTTTCATACAGCGAAGGTACTGATGTCTTCGTGCATAACGAGACAGATGTAGAAACAGCGCTGTCAGATACTGATGTAGTAAGTTCATTCGCCAGTCTTATCGCCACACCCGGTCTACGAGTATCAAGTCGTTGGTCTGGTGAAATTCTAGAATCCCTGCGTAGCGAAGGTCATCTTGACGATTATGAGCGAGGAAGCTTTACTTTTGAAGATTACCTTACTGAATATTTAACTGAAAATTTTTATGATCAAGAATACATTGAGCATTCAACAGAAAAATATGATCACAAGAGAGGTTTTTGTACTCTGTCAGCAGAAGTACAGGTACCGGCAACGGATATTGTGTCCGCCTCACCGTTTTTGTCAGGCTGGACAGTTTCGGTAGCTACTGACAATGGAACGTTGACATTTGATTCATAGCGCTGTCCTGCTCGCTTTATAAGCGGGACGCGGTCGCCGGTGGTCACGTAGGCGAAGGTTTTCCGGTTCCTTAGTTCATGACAAAAAACCGGCCCCTTTTGGGGGGTGGCGGAATTGGCAAACGCGCCCGACTGTTTCTCGGGTGGTGATTCACGAAAGTGCACCTTGGAGGTTCGAATCCTCCCCCTCCAGCCTATCTATTATATGGACATAGGTGAAATAGCGTTACACTTACTGCTATGGATTTTGTGTAGCGCTTTAGTATATTTATGGTTTTTAAGCTCTTGTATTATGCCAGCTGGAATGAATATGATAGATCTTAACAAAATCTCTAATTTAGAGTATACTTTAGAAGAACCGCCGAGATAGCTCAGTTGGTAGAGCTTCTGATTTGTAATCAGATGGTCGCAGGTTCGAATCCTGTTCTCGGCTCCACATTATGGACAAAAAATGAATCCGAAATTTATTATTTTTACTGGACCAATGTTTGGCTCAAAGACCACAAGATTGTTTGCTGCGCTTGATAGATATAAATACCAAAAACGAAAAATCATCGCATTTAAGCCAAAGATAGATAATAGATACTCAGACAACCGTATAAGTACTCATTCCGGCGCCTCAATGCCGGCAAAGATAGTAGAATCTGGTACAGAAGTTATGCATTATATGAGACATCACCACGAATATGATGTAGTTGCGGTAGATGAGGCGTTTATGCTTAAAGGCATTTCGTGGGCTCTTATTGACTTGTTCAAACAGGGAAAAACTATTGTTGTCTCTTCTTTAGATTTATCTGCAAGCGGTAGAGACTTTGAAGAGGTAACCGCTATGTTTCCATGGGCAACACACATAGAAAAATGCCCAGCAGTTTGTACGGTCTGCGGAGCAGACGCATTTTACACGCACAAGAAAGTAGAAAATTTAGCTGAAATAGCAGTCGGCGGTGCTGAACTTTATGAGCCTCGTTGTTGGTTGCACATAGATTTTATGAAAGAATCATTATGATATACTATTTAAGTGTGGATATTTAGAGGATTAAATGCCTAAGAAAAATTATGTACTGGACACTAGCGTATGCTTAACTGATGCTAATGTCCTTTTTAAGTTCAACAACCACGATATCTTCATTCCTTTAAAAGTTTTGGAAGAAATTGATGGACACAAAAAGCGCCAAGACTCGGTAGGAGCTAATGCCCGCCAGTTCATCAGAACTCTGGATGAATTTCGAGCTAAAGGTTCTCTTGAAACTGGGATTCGAATTCAAAAAGGTAAAGGAATACTTAAAGTAGTATCTTTTGCAAACTTGAAAGATGTTGTATTTCCTGCAGATCTAGATATAAGGCTCCCAGATCATACTATAATAGCCACAGCTAAGTCTATTCAGGCAACTGGCACCCGAAAAACAATTATGGTTAGCCGCGATATTAATATGCGTGTTATTTGTGATTCTGTTGGAATAGCAGCTGAAGATTATATATCAGAACGTGCTGTAATCTCGTCAGATGAATTATACACGGGGTTTGTTATACAAACGTTTGACGATGAGATTATAGACCGGTTTTATTCAGGTGAAGAAATATTTCTAAGAGAAGAAGACGCGGTACAAAGCTTACAACCAAACCAATATGTAATGATGGTGTCCAATGCCAATGAAAAGAAATCAGCCCTAGCGCGCTTCAAGAGCCACTATGAGCCATTAAAAACCATAGTGCATAAGAAGCTCCCGGATTGGAAAATTGATGCAAGGAACAAAGAGCAAGCGTTTGCAATTGATATGCTAATGGATCCCGACATTAAGATTATTTCTTTAGTTGGTCGTGCTGGTTCTGGAAAAACTTTACTAGCAATTGCTGCTGGGTTGCAGCAGACAATAGGATTGCACACAGAAAACAATCATTACTCGCGATTAATTGTTTCTAGACCAATACAACCGTTAGGTAAAGATATCGGATTCCTTCCCGGTACAATGGAAGAGAAGATGCTTCCATGGCTCATGCCGATACAAGACAATCTTAAGTTTTTGATGGGGGATCGCACATCGCTTGAAATGTATATGGAGAAAGGAAAAATTGAAATTGAAGCCCTGACATATATCCGCGGTCGCTCAATCTCAAATGCATTTATTGTAATCGATGAAGCTCAAAACCTAACCAAACACGAAATTAAAACAATTATCACACGTATTGGAGAAGGAACGAAAATTATTCTCACGGGTGATGTTGAGCAGATAGACAACGTCTATGTAAACGAAACGTCAAATGGGTTAGCTCATGCAGTTGAAAAGTTCAAAGAGCACCATATTTCTGGTCATATGACATTTAAAAAAGGCGAAAGGTCTGAATTAGCGACCCTCGCATCAAGAGTTTTATAATAAAAAATTGACAAATTTTTATTTCTAAGTTATATTAAATAAAAGGAGCACTTATTATGAGTGAAGAAAGAGTAATAACCGAGCTTGAAGCTCACGAAAACCCAATGCTTGCGCTTGGAGTAGAACCGGGCACCGAGTCTGAACTTAAAAACTTTTTAGTTGAGTATGTCGGCACCAAGTTAGACAATGAAGAAGTCACAGTACATATGATTTCAGAAGTCTTGGCCGCAGAGTTTCCAGAATTTGTGTTTGCCTTCGCCGAAGAGAATTTTCTCAGAGGTTATCAATTAGGATTAGACGATGCTGAAAACTTATATAGAAAACAGACAAAAAGAGTTAATGAATCAACAGGTTGATTTTTATACGCCTACTGGGATCCATGTTTACTTCAAAGATAAATTAGAGAATAATTCTATAGATATTGAAAAAGTAATATCAATAGTTGAATCAAAGCTACCACACCATCTTTTGTCTGAGATTGAAATGATAGTAGTAGGCTGGTTTAAAGAGTTTGAAGAACGAGATATAAATGCATTTTATAAAGATGCAATACTTCATGTATCAAATCAACAGGACGATGTTGATGATATGGTCGACGACATAATACACGAAGTAGCACATGCCGCGGAAGAAGCGTATGGGTTTGACATCTATAGTGATTCCTCCGTTAAGAAAGAATTCTTACAAAAAAGAATTAGACTCCGCGACGAACTTTCGTCTTTGGGGTACAAGATCCCTAAATCATTTTTTTCAGACGTCGAATATAGTGAGGAGTTTGACAACTTCCTACTGAACACCGTTGGATATGATAAGCTTAATATAATATGTGTTGGTATGTTTATAAACGCATATGCCCCTACTTCCCTTAGAGAGTACTTTGCTACAGGGTTCACAGATTTTTACATGCGTCCAGACGATCGTAGCGCTCTCAAATCAGTGAGCCCGACCTTATATAAAAAAATATTTGAACTTAATTTAGAATCTGACCTTGACAACGCGTTCTAAACTGGTTATAATAGTATATTAAAGAGGTAAATATGCCACATATTTCATATTCTGAGCTAAAAGACTGGAGTTTTTGCGCTTGGTATCACAAGTTAACTAGAGTAGATAAGATCGACGGATTCAAAGGTAATGAATATACTGCTTTTGGAACCGCAATGCACTCTGTATGCGAAAAGAAACTACTTCAAGAAGATGTAGATGAAGATTTTTTTGTACAAGAGCTTAAAAATAACATTGCTGGTCTTGATGACGACCTCCAAATAAATAAGAAGCTTGTTGTCGACATGATGGGGCAAGGCAAAAACATTATCCCCGAGATTGAGGACGCTTTGAATGAATATTTTGAAGAGTACGAAGTTATGGCGGTAGAAATGCCCCTCATGGAAGATATTGAAACAGAAGATGGATACAAATTCAAGGGATTCATTGATGCCGTAGTATCAACACCCGATGGCAAAGTCCACATATTTGATTGGAAAACTTGTTCATGGGGCTGGGATCGAAAAAAACGCTCGGATGCGATGGTGACATATCAGCTTACTCTGTATAAACATTATTTTTGCCAAAAGATGAATGTAGATCCAAAAGATGTAGAGACGCATTTTGCGCTACTCAAGCGAACAGCAAAGAAAAACCGCGTTGAATTCTTTAGAGTTACGAGTGGTAATAAAAAAACTGAAAATGCTCTTAAACTTTTGGATACTGCGTTGTATAATATTAAAAATCAAAGATACATAAAGAATCGTTTGTCATGCACTGGCGGTTATGGTTGTAAATTTTATAAGACAGAACACTGTCCATGAGGAATAAATGAATAAAAAGAAGATTTTGGTCATTTCTGACCACCCGATGTCCCCATCTGGCGTTGGAACACAAACTAAATACATGATTGAGGCTTTGTTGAAGACTGGACGGTATGAGTTCATCTGCCTAGGCGGGGCTATAAAGCATGCAGACTATACTCCACAGACTGTTGACCCTTGGGGACAAGAGTTTAGAGTTTTTCCTATTGATGGGTATGGTACACATGAACTAATACGCTCAATTCTACAAAAAGAGCGTCCTGATGCGGTTTGGTTTATGACTGACCCGAGGTTCTACGGCTGGCTTTGGGAAATTGAAAATGAAATCCGAGCATGCTGCCCAATGATTTATTACCATGTGTGGGATAACTTTCCAGCGCCGCAATTCAATCGTAGATTCTATCGCTCTACTGACGAGGTAGTTTGTATTTCAAAGGTTACTCATAAAATTCTACAAGAGGTTGCACCAAATGTTTCCTCGCATTATCTTCCTCACGCCGTGAACACCTCAGACTTTTATAAATTTAAACCCAGTGATGAAAGGACTAAAAAGCTGAGAGAACAGATTTTTTCTCATGGAGAAGATGAACTCCGCAGTGCAAATAAAAAGATATTTTTCTGGAACAACAGAAATGCGAGAAGGAAGCAGCCCGGAACTTTAGTTTGGTGGTTCAAGGAATGGCTTGATAAGGTCGGTCACGATAAAGCTTGTCTGTTGATGCATACAGATGCAGAAGATCCTCACGGACAGCCACTACCTCACCTTATCGAATACCTTGGACTACACCGAGGACAGGTAATGCTTTCAACTAACAAAGTATCTTCTGCAGAACTTGGAGCCTTTTATAATGCGGCCGACTTTACGATCAATATAGCAGATGCTGAAGGGTTCGGGTTAGGTACATTGGAGTCACTTTCTTGTGGTTCTCCAATTATCGTTAGTATGACTGGTGGTCTTCAGGAACAAGTGACCGATGGTAAGGATTGGTTTGGATGGGGACTTCAGCCGGCTAGTAAATCTATTATTGGCTCGCTTGCGGTGCCTTATATCTATGAAGACCGAGTTTCACAAGCAGATTTCGAAAAATCTTTAACAAAGGCGATAAAGCTTCCAAAGGCAAAATACAAAGCTATGTCTGAAGCTGGAATGAAGCATGTCAAAGAAAATTATAGCTTTGAAAATTATGAAAAAGGATGGGTGAATTTAATGGACGAGTTTATGGAAAAGCACGGCTCTTGGGAAACCCGGAAAGGTTATCAAAGATACCACTTAGTAGAGGTGGCATAAAATGAAAACCAAATTACTGGTCGTAGGACCTATTTTAACCCGCTCTGGTTACGGAGAACAATCAAGATATGCGCTCCGAGCCCTACGCAGCCAAGAAGACGCATTCGACATCTATGTACAACCCTTAAAATGGGGACAAACTGGATGGGTACCTGAGTACGATGAAGAAAAGATGTGGATTGATCACCTAATCGAAAAAACGATTGCACACAGCCAACAGAACGGTACATATGACGCATCTCTTCAAATCACCATCCCAAATGAATGGAAAAGCTACGCACCCATTAATATTGGATATACAGCTGGAATGGAGACTACTCTAATTTCTGGTGAGTGGATTGCCGCAATTAATGCAATGAATAAAGTGATAGTAATCTCAAACCATTCTAAGAATGTGATGGAATTTACAAAATACGTACAACAGGGTGGCGATCACACGGTCCCCGAGGGATGGCTTAAAACTGAGACTGACATCGAAGTAGTCAATTATCCTGCTAAAGTTTATGAGTCGTTACCAGAAATTGATTTAGAGCTTGAATACGATACCAATTTCTTGGCAGTAGCCCAATGGTCTCCAAGAAAAAATATTGAGAACATGGTTCGATGGTTCGTCGACGAGTTTCACAACGACGAAGTTGGTTTGGTATTGAAGACCAATCTATCAAAAAATTGCTTAATGGACAGAGAAGGATGCGAAGGACAATTAAAGGGTCTACTCGCAGATCTACCTAAAGATCGGAAGTGTAAAATTTATTTACTACATGGAGACATGTCAGATGCCGAGATGCACTCCTTGTACAGTCACGAAAAAGTGTCCGCTTTTGTCGCCATTCCTCATGGAGAGGGTTTTGGGTTGCCAATTTTTGAAGCAGCATACAGTGGACTTCCAGTCGTAAGTGTTGGTTGGTCCGGACAATTAGACTTTTTGTGCAATGAGAACGGTAGAGAGAATTTTTATAATGTTGCCTTTGACATAGCTAAAGTTCCAAAAGAAGTTGTGTGGCCAACTGTTCTAATAGAAGAGTCAGGCTGGGCAAATGCAAGAGAACAGTCTTATAAAGAAAATATGAGACAATGTTATGAAGATATTCAAAACAATGCTGGACATGTCGCAGCCGCAGAGACGTATGCAACTGAGATTCATGAAAGATTCGAACAATCAAAAATGTATGATAAATTTGTGTCGGCTCTCGGATTAGAGATAGACACAGAGTGGGCTAGTAATTTGTCACAGATTGAAATTTTATGAAAGTAGCTCTACTACAAGACTTTTTTGAAAATGAGATAATTGGGGGTGCTGAAAAAAATGATTCAGTGCTCCTAAATTATTTATCGTCACAAAAAAAAGTAAAAGCATCAGGGGTGCACACTTACAATGTTGAGAGTGTGCTTGATGATTATGATTTCTTTGTAGTAAGCAACTTTATAAGACTACCAGATACAGCTAAACAGTACCTGATGAATAAAAAGAATTACATTATTTATGAGCATGACCACAAATATGTTGCTAATCGAAATCCTGGAGCTTTCAAGAATTTTATTGCTCCAAGAAACATGATTATCAATAGGGATTTTTATGACCAAGCAAAAAAAGTTTTTGTATTAAGCAAAGTTTGTAAAGAAGTTATAGAAAATAATTTGCAAATTAACAATGTTCATAGTATAGGCTGCAGCTTGTGGTCTAAAGAACATTTAGAATTAATTAAGCAGATTAGTCATACTTCTGGAAAGTCAAACGAGTATGGAATTTTAGATAGCGGCAACCAAGTAAAGGGTACTTTGAAAGCTATGGAGTTTTGTAAGAATAACGATATTGTGCCCACAATGGTAAGCTCCCCGGATTATGTAGAATTTATTACACGATTATCTTTATGTGAAAAGTTTATATTTTTTCCTCAAGTGCTGGAAACGTTTTCGCGCGTCTGCGCTGAAGCCAAAATGTTAAACTGCAAGGTGTTAACTACGCCTAAGCTTGTTGGGTTCTTCAGCGAAGATTATAGCCACCTCTCCGGTGATGAATTAAACGACAAAATATCTGAAAATATTGATGCCGCATTATTAAGATTCAAAGAGGTAATGTTCGAATGATAGTAATAACAGGCGCCGCCGGATTTATTGGTTGGAATATATATCAAAATCTTAAGCACGTTAGAGATATAGTACTTGTTGATTTCATCGATGGGTTTGCAAATGAGTTTTCGCCAAAACATCCGGTTATGGATCCATTTACATTCTTAGAAAAATTAAAAAATGATTCATATGCAAAACAAATCGAAATTATTATACACCAGGGTGCATGCTCCGACACAACAATTTATGCACCTAAGTTTATGATGAAGCATAATTTTGATTATAGCTTGAGTCTACTACAGACATGTTTAAAACATGATATACGTTTAATATATGCTTCCTCTGCCTCTGTTTACGGAGATGGACCTTTTCATGAAGAAGCTTATTTGAATCCAAAAAACGTTTATGCAAACTCAAAAAGAGTATTCGATAATTACGCTGAATCTTTTATAAGTTGCGAAGGGTACCCACAAATTGTGGGATTGAGATATTTTAATGTGTATGGACCAATGGAACACCGAAAGGGAGGCATGGCTTCGGTTGTACACCAATTTAAAAAGCAAATTGATACGACTGGTGAGATTAGAATTTTTGAAGGAAGCCATGGCTTTTTAAGAGACTTTATTTATATTGATGATATCGTTTCTATTAATAAACATTTCATTGAGAATAAAAAAATTAGTGGAATCTTTAATTGCGGCACTGGTATAGCAGAATCATTTTCAGCAATACCTGAAATAATGTCCGAATATTATTCTTTTGACACAAAAGAAATAGAAATGCCTGGATATCTGGTAGACAAGTATCAGAAATTTACTCGGGCTGATACAGATAAACTTTATATGATTGGCAAATACGATAGACCGTTTTCGTCTCTTCACGGTGGGATTGACAAATATGTTCAATTTTGGAAAAAAGCATAAAATAGTTGGATTTACAAACGGCTGTTTTGATATTCTACATGTCGGGCACATAAAATTGTTTGAATATTTAAAAAATAAGTCAGATAAGGTTATAATAGGAATTGACTCTGATAAAAGAGTAAAAGAGCTTAAAGGTCCAACTCGACCAATCAACAGCGAACAAGACAGAAAACTAATGTTAGAAAGTCTTTCTTTTGTTGATGAAGTTGTGATTTTTGACTCAGCAAAAGAATTAGAAATTTTAGTAAAAATGGTGTCCCCAGATATTATGGTGATAGGCTCCGACTACAAGAATAAACATGTGGTAGGCGGCAAGCATGCTAAAAAAATAGAATTTTTTGAGAAAATTGATGGATATTCAACAACAAAAACGATACAACGTAGTTCTGATAGGTGATTGCTGTAGTGATATTTATCATTATGGCAAATGTGAAAGACTCAGTCCTGAAGCACCAGTACCAGTATTAAAAGAAACCAAGCGTGTAGTTTTGCCTGGAATGTCTTGGAACGTTCGCCTTAACATGGAATCTCTTGGCGGATTCGTTTTGCACTATACCAATACAGAAAAAATAAACAAACATAGGTTTATCGATAGCAAATATAACCAACATTTGCTAAGATGGGATGAAGGTGAACACCACAGCATCCAACCTATAAATACAAACATAATACACACAACCACTGTACCAGACGTTGTAGTTATTAGTGATTACAATAAAGGTTTTTTGCCGCCGGAAGCATGTAAAGAAATAATCCGATACTATAAAGAATTAGATGTAAATATTCCGATTTTTGTTGATACAAAGAAAGTCGATTTATCTTGCTTTGAGGGAGTATTCATCAAAATAAATGAAAAAGAATATGAATCAATTGAAGTATTCCCAGAGAACAGTCAGTTTATTGTTACTTTGGGAGAAAAAGGAACACGATACAAAGATGTGGTTTTCCCAACTAACGTTGTTGAGGTGTTTGATGTTTGCGGCGCCGGCGATGTATTCTTATCGACATTAGCATACACCTATCTAAGAGATAAAAGTATTCCATCGGCCATTAGGTGCGCTAATAAATTGGCTAGCATATCAGTTTCTCATATGGGAACTTATGTTATTACAAAAGATGATGTAGATGAAATGCTTAAAGGAACTTATGACTTACGTTTTTGATATTGACGGAACGATATGCACCAAGACCGAGGGAGACTATTCAGAGGCGTTCCCTATACAAGAGCGCATTGACAAAGTAAACCAACTGTATAAAGAAGGACATGAGATTGTTTTTCAAACAGCAAGAGGAATGGGCAGAAGCGATAACAATATCGGATATGCAAATCGTGCATTTTATGATTTAACAAGACAGCAGTTACTTGATTGGGGTGTTCAGTTTCACTCTCTATTTTTAGGAAAACCAGCTGGTGATTTTTACATTGATGATAAAGGAATTAAAGATGAAGACTTCTTCAACACAAGAGATTAAATTTGTCCCCAAAGGTTGGGGTTTTGAAAAATGGATTGTAAACTGTGAGCAATATTGCGGCAAACTTCTTTATTTTGTTAAAGGAAAACGCTGCTCTTGGCATTACCATGAACTAAAAGATGAGGTTTTTTATATACAATCCGGCAAAATATTGGTAAAATATTCTCCTGGAGATGATATTTCTGAAGCTAATGAAGTCATACTTGGTCCCGGCGACAACTTTCATGTTTGGACCGGTCTAAGACATCAGATGATTGCTTTGGAGGATACTGAGTTGTTTGAATTTTCGACACAGCATTTTGATTCAGATTCACATAGAATACAAAAGGGAGATTAAAATGATCGAAGACATGGATTGGTTCAATCATAATCTTAAAAATAAAATACCATTTGGTTTTGCTAGATTTAACGACGGCGAAATGATGGGCATCTCTCAAGCGCACACAACTGTTGCAAGAGGTGACCAGTATGTTGACGAAAGCTTGAGAACCGCATTGAGATCTTCTTTAGAACACAAACAAGAAAATTATTACATTGGTGTTCCCTGTTCTTTATGCTACCCTTTGTGGTCGGGTCTAGCAAAAAATATTGCCGGCGAAGATTACGAATTTTTAACCAAGGCGGTTGTTACAACGAACAAGAATTGGAAACACTTCATTGAAACATTTCCAGAAGTAATGGGAGACCGCCGTTTAATTTGGATTGGTGGTAATGATCAAAACACTGAGCCGTTAAAAGAGATGGGATTAAACATTGTAAACTCCGTTAAACTTCCTAGGAGAAATAGTTGGGATCTATACGAGGGGATAAAGAAAAAAGTACCACCGCTCTTTCAATCTGGAGACGTGGTAGCTATCTCTTTAGGTCCAACTGCGCGTGTGCTGGTTAGGGACTGGTTCCAAGAATTTCCAGACATAACATTTATTGATATAGGTAGCAATATGGATCCTTTTACCAGAGGTGTTCGACACAACTGTCACAAAGGCTGGGAAGAGACCGGCTTTAATCTTGGAAAGCCTTGTAAGGAGTGCAACTGATGAAAATTTATCTCTCAACTTCGAACAAGTATACGAAAAGCTTATGCCCAATTAATGTGCATTTTCTCAACAAGTATTGGCCGAATCAAGACATAACGATCGTCGGCTATGAAGATGTGTTAGAATTAAAAGAGTTGCCAGATAACGTAAATGTTGCTTGTGTGGGTACACAAGAAGATTATGGCAAAACGTGGACAAATGCCCTTATCCCATTCTTTAAAGAAGTTAAAGAAGAATACTTCGCTCTAATATTTGATGATCACATCTTAATGAATCAAGTGCCGCTCAATAAGATAGCTGAATTAGAAGAACAACTCATAAATAAGAAAGCACAAAAAGCAATGCTTGGCGGCGGTATTTCTTTAAGTGCCACAAAAACTTTTGAAGATAACAAAAACTTGCTTGAGTTTGCTCAACATATCGAGTACCGAATGTCGTTGCATCCAGCAATATGGTCTAAAGAATATTTTTTGAAATATCTACGACCCAATATGACATCATGGGATTTTGAACTTGTGAATGATAATCGCGCACGATTTGATGGCGCAACTATATTAAATTACAACTACAGCTATCCCAACGAGCCACATTTATATTCATATCTGGAGCTTTATACAAAAGGACAAAACAATATTGTTAAATTAACACCACATATATCAAAAGAGATTATATCCGAACTTGAACAGTCCATAAAAGAAAGGAAATCAACAAAAACAGCCGATGGCTTGGTGATAGCACAACAGTCTTCAGCTAGATTTTTTAATGAAGAAGACATAAAATATATTTGGGAGAGAACAAAATGAGATACATCGTATTAGGGCACACTGGTTTTGTCGGTAAAAACCTAACAAAATATTTGACCGATGAAGGTCACGAAGTAATTGGACTATCCAGAGCACAGTGCGATTTAAGAGATTACACACAATTAAGCAAGAAGCTGCTGGAGTTTCGACACCGCGGAATTGATGCTATTTTTAATTGTGCAGCAAATGTCGGCAGTGTTCATTATGTAACGGCATTCGCGGGAGATGTAATATCAGATAATACTTATATCGCCCTAAACTTATATAAAGCTGTATTAGAGAACTGCCCAACGACACCGATTGTAAATCTGCTCTCTAATTGTTGTTATGTTGACGGCCCGCAGATCCAAGAAGAAGAAAAGTGGCTTGACGGAACAGTTCATCCCTCGGTATTTTCGTTCGGTAACTTCAAGAGAGTTTTGTATTACATCTCTCGGTGTTATGAAATGCAGTATAATATCAATAGTATTAATCTCATGTTTTCGGGTATTTATGGTCCAGGCGACAGTACTGACCCCAATAAGGTGCATGCCCTAAACGGTATGATCATTAGAATGTTAGAATCTATCGAGAACAATGACACAGAGTTTGAGATCTGGGGAACAGGTAAGCCAGTCAGAGAATGGATCTACATAGACGATGTGTGTAAGATTTTACTGCAGTCACTGCAGCTTGAAAAAGTTATTGAACCAGTAAACGTAGCTCAAGGGCAGGGCTTTGCAATTGCTGAAACAGCACAAAACATAGCAAAAGCCACCGGCTATCAAGGCAAGCTCACATTCAATACAGATTTCCAAGATGGCGCTCCAATTAAGATTTTAGGAATGGGCAAATTTGAAGATTTGTTCAAAGATTACGTTTTTTATGATCACCAAGAAGGTGTTAGCCAAACAGTACAATATTATAGGGGGCTGGTGTAATGACAGTAAAGACAGCCGAAGATGAAAAAGAGGAGCTTAAAGCTCTGCTTAGACAGAAAAAAGATGAAAGCTCTAAATTTGTTGATTATTTCCAACAAGATGAAGATGAGATTGAAAGAAGTTATTTTAAAGACTGCGCTGGGACTTTGAACGTTGACAGCGTTTATATGTATCAAGATTACCAAGCAACAAGAGCGGTTCTTGAATACTCATTGGGTGTACCAACTCCGCCTAAACTGCTTGATATTTCCAGCCGACTTGAAACGGCTTTGTTCTTTAGCCATACCTGCGAGGTTACATATGTGGAGCCTAGAGTAAATTGTTTATTTAAAGAATTAAAACCAAACGGCGAATGGTGTGCAGCTACTATACCATCTTTTGAGTTGAAACTTAGTGAAGCTCAATTGCTGCCGTTTAAAGCCAATAGTTATGATATAGTAACATGTCTACACGCTTTAGAACATTTTGGGCTTGGTCGTTATGGAGACGAGTTAGATTATTACGGCGATCAAAAAGGTTTAAAAGAGTTCCATAGAGTTTTAAAGCCTGGAGGAAAGCTTATCTTATCAGTTCCATTCGGAGCAAAAACAGAGATACAATTTAATCGACAGAGAATGTATCACCCAGACACTATTGACTGTATGCTTAAAGATTTTGGTTTTGAAAAAGAAGACGACCATGTTATAATGCCTTTTGAAGCCAGCGGACTCTTCGGAGATGAGGTTGATGAGATCCGCGCCGTCATATATCTTGAAAGAGATGCAATAATTAGGGCGATTGAAAGTGAAGATTTGACATTCAGTAGTGGCAAGATACCCAATTCAGTTTATTACGTCACAGCAACAAAAGTAAAGGAGAATAGTAAATGACAACTGACAATGATTTTAAAATGGAAGAGTCCATCATCAGGTGCTGGAGTGTGTACGTTCCAGACGAAGCTGGTGAAGAAGTAGCTAAGACACTTAAGTCAAAGTGGCTTAATACCGGTAAGAAAGAAGCAGAATTTAGAGCAAAAGTTCGAGCAAGGTTTAAAGCTCCATATGCTGCAGCTTGCATGAGCGGAACCGCCGCTCTTAAAATTGCGCTCAAAGCTCTTGATGTCGGCCCCGGCGACGAAGTAGTCAGTACACCATTCACCTTTATTGCGACTAATACTTCAATTCTTGAGATTGGCGCCACACCCGTGTTCGCGGATATTCAATATGATACACTCAATATTGATCCAAAGAGCGTCGAAGAGAAGATTACAAATAAAACAAAAGCGATCATGTGCGTTCACTATGCGGGCAATCCTGTTGATATGGACGAGCTACGTGAAGTAGCAGACCGTCATGGTCTTCCAATTATCGAAGATAGCGCGCACGCAATGGCATGCGAATACAAGGGACAACCTATTGGATCTTTCGGAGATGTGGCAACATTCTCGTTCCAGTGCGTTAAGATTGTAACCTGTGGAGATGGCGGAGTCATAACCACCACTGATGAAGCTTTATATAAGAAGATTCGCAAGCAGTCTTGGTATGGGATTGATCGAGAGGTCAAGAAGACCAGCATTTTGGATCCTCTCCCTGTCCCACCCGATGGGCTTGGATTTAAATCAAACATGAATGACATCACTGCAACACTCGCCAGTGTAGCAATGGATCATTTAGACAGAGTCTTGGAACATCGTAAGCAGATTGGAGAAAGATACCGAAGAGAGCTGCAAGGTTTAACAAAGGTTACGCTTTTAAACTACCAAGATCACTGGACACCCAACTATCAGATTTTTCCTATCCATGTCGAAGACCGCGAAGAGTTCGCTCACTACATGTGGGATAGGAATATTCAAGTTAACGTTAATAATCGAAGAAATGATATATATGAGATGTTCGGCGGGCTTTGTGACTTGCCAAACCTTAAGCGAGCCGACGAAGATGTCATCCTCATCCCTTTACATTCAGATCTGACTGAAGACGACGTCACCAGAATTATTACAAACATTAAAGAATACGACAATCAATGAAAGCACTTATCGGGCACACTGGGTTTGTTGGTTCAAATTTATCAGAACAAACGCAATTTGACAGATACTATAATTCTAAAAACATTGAAGAGATTTCTGGTCAACAATTTGAGTTGATAGTGTGTGCTGGCGTAAGTAGCGTAAAATGGAAAGCGAATAAGCAGCCAAAAGAAGACTTTGCACAAATTCAAAGATTGATTAAAAATTTAGAAAAAACAAAATTTAAAAAATTAATTCTTATCTCTACAATCGCTGTTTACGATAACCCTGCTGATAACGCATATGGTCAAAATCGTCTTTATCTGGAGACATATTTAAAAAATCATTTTGATGATGTCTCTGTTGTGCGGTTGCCGTCTTTGTTTGGAGATGGATTGAGAAAGAATGCAATCTACGATCTGTTAAACAAAGAAGAGAGTTATTTACCACACCAAGATTCAACTTTTCAATATTACTGCTTAGACTTACTGTGGCAAGACATAATAATAATGCAAAACGCGAAACTTAAAACGTTAAACATAGCTACAGAGCCGATACTTTTTCATGATATACTTAAGTTATTCAAGTCAGACTATTTATGCACAGACCCCGAAAAAGTTGTACATGAGAATATGTTAACTGCTCATTCGATTCATTGGGGAAGAACAGGTCCCTATCTGTATAGCAAAGATGAGATAATAGAAAGATTCCAGAGGTTTATAAAAGAAAATGCATGAGTATTATCAAAATTATTTAAAATTACACACCCACCCAAAATGCAGATTATTGCATTTTATTGGTTTATGGCTTACAATTTTGTATGTAGGTGTTATAATAGTTAATAACGCATGGTTCGGTTTGCTGTTCGCGCCATTCGTCGTATATCCATTTGCTTGGACAGGACATTATGTTTTCGAAAAAAACAAACCAGCAGCATTCAATGATCCAGTAAAAGCAAAAATAGCTGATTGGATTATGTTTAAAGATATTTTATTAGGAAGGTTATCAATATGGTAAAGAAAAGAATTTTAGTCACCGGGGGCGCCGGGTATGTAGGTACCGCACTGTTACCCAAGCTTATCGAAGCTGGGCATGAGGTGACAGTGTTTGATAATCTGATGCAAGGAGGTAATCAACTTCTCTCGTTTTTCAGGAATAAGAATTTTCATTTCATTAACGGAGATGTTACAATCAAGAAGGACGTAGAAGCTGCAGTAAAAGATAAGGATATCATTATTCATTTAGCGGCAATTGTTGGGTTCCCTGCCTGTAAAAACAACCCTGAGTTAGCAACTAACGTTAACGTCGGCGGAACCCAGAATATAATTGACGCTACCAGCCCAGAACAGATAATCTTATATGGTTCGACTGGAAGCAACTATGGCAAGGTAACGGATATTTGTACGGAAGAATCGCCTCTTAATCCGTTGAGCCTATATGGAGAAACAAAAACAGAAGCAGAGCACATGCTAATGGCGCGCGGTAATGTTATCGCGTATCGATTTGCTACCGCATTCGGTGTTTCTCCTCGTCTTCGACTTGACTTGCTCATTAATGACTTCACCAACAAGTGTTTGCGTGATGGGTATTTGGTTGTTTACGAGAAACACTTTATGAGAACGTTTATCCATGTTTCAGACATGGCCAACGCTTTTATGCTAGCGGTCAACAACGTTGATAAGATGGTCAACAATGTATATAATATTGGTGATGACTCAATGAACTACAGTAAAGAAGATGTCTGCCGCATGGTAGCCGATAAAACTAATGGATTCATTCACTTCGAAGAAATTGGTGAAGACGCAGATAAGAGAAATTACATCGTAAGTTATGATAAGATAAAAGCTCTTGGCTTTAAAACAGAGGTTACGATTGAAGAGGGAATTGATGAGATAATCAAGGCACTAAATGTTGCCGATTTCGTCAATCCATACGTCAACATTAAAAGAGGATTGGGATAGGAGTATGTCAAAATGGAAATTAGCACCTGGAATGGTTCCAAATGATAGCAAAGAAAACAACGTAAAACCAACATGGTTTAACTCAAGCTCACCAGTAGGAAAAATATCTTCCACCGGTGACCAAGAATATGTTAACCTGTGGTCAGAACATTATTCTGATTTTAGTGGTAAAATATTAGAAATTGGCGCCGGTAATGGATTTTTGGCAAAAAATATTTTACAATTAAATAAAAATGTGGATTACGCAATATTAGATCTTGAGGCACATTTCGATCTCATCAAACAAAATGTTGGCGATAATGTTAGATTTTTTAAATCTAGCGAATATAAAAAAGTTTTTGACGAAGAATGGGATATGATAATCGAAACACACTGCCTATCAGAAACTCCACAAAATTATTATACAGACATTTTTGAAAACTTGAGAGTAAAAAATTGTTTTGTTATAGATTATGGCAACGAAGTCGAAGATCCGGCGTTTCAGCCCACACTTGAAAACTGGTTTGATAAAACATTTGAAAACAGGCAGAGGCTTACAAATAATAAATTACTTGGTGGAGACAAAAGAAATATTCCTGTTTATATTGGAAAATTAAAATGAGTGTGCTTAACTGGAACGCATTTGCCGAGTACCACAATAAACACGAGGGCGCCAGCGCTGTATTATTCGGTTCAGGACCAACAATTCTTGAATTTAATAGTGGACAGCTGCCCCCGGACGTGTTAAGATATGGTGTAAACGATCAAATATTTCTAGATTTAAATTTAGATTATTGGTTTATGGGAGATGCAATGCCACAGGTTCCAGCAAAGTTTTATTATAGATATGCAGAATACAACGAGTATAAACCGAATATACAAAAATTTATTAGACATCCAATTTGGGAAGACAACAGAGTTATAGAGATCCCAGAGATTGGAGTTGTACCTCGATCTGGTCAAATGCCCGGTAGAATTAAAAATGCAAAATATTATGAATGTGATAGCGATGGAAATCCTGACACCTGTATGTTTAAAAAAGATATAACAATCGGACCACTTATGGCAGTCGCTTCTATATCTTTTGAGGTGCTACAGTTCATGCTATATTGCGGTGTAAAAAAAATATACCTTGTTGGGCATGATTGTAATTATGATAACGGCACATTTGCAAAAATAATGATCGGTAAAGATCAAGGAGCCGGTTATTGGATAGCTAGATACTGGGGAATTGTAAAAGGGTGGATAGAAGAGAATTACCCAGACGTTGAAATATACTCAATAAACCCAGTGTCATTAGATATCTTCCCGACAGCAGATCAAAATAATATAGGATAAATTAAAAAATGTTAGACATTGAATCAATGGAAAATAAATTCAGAGCGATTGTAGCTACAGATGAATTTCAACAGCTACAAGAACTTTACAATGACGCCAAGCACGTTTTCTTTTTTGGTCACGGCGGTAATATGAGTATTGCTGAGCACGCTGCAGTTGATGCATCGCGACTAACAGATAAGAACGTATATGCTCCCGGCGGCGGAGTAGTTGTTACTTCGATTCAGGGAGATACAAGCTTCAATGATTGGATTCAAAATTGGTTGGAGATCAGAACAAGAAACCTCGACAAAAGTGAATGCTTGGCTATTGGGTTATCCTGCTCAACTAATGGAGCATCATCTGATTGTCTTGCAACCGCACTGAATTGGGCAGCAGACCAAGGAATCCCAAGCGCACTTTGGGCAGCACAGCCAAAAGAGAAGGGAATAAACCCCAAGGTCATCCAAGTTATTCAGCACGCCAAATATTATCATACCTCAGAGATTTTGTCGCTAACGATGACATACCAGTTAATCCATGATGCAGGGTTTATGTGTCCTACTATTTCTAAGAAGGCCCAAGAAAGAAGATTTGAAAAACTTGGCATCGAGTCAGAGGTTGAGACCCACAATCAAGAGGTTCCGCCCGGACTAGAGAGTCAATTGGCAAACTTAGCTATTGACTTTGACGGTGTCGTGCATACATTTGATAAAGGCTGGCACGATGGCACGTGTTATGGGGCGCCCATAGAAGGCGCCCTGGAAGCAATAAAATCTCTGGCGGATGACTGGAACATTATTATTTTTTCCGCCAAGGTACGCCCGGACAGACCGTTTGTAAACGGCAAAACAGGCTATGAACTGGTTGATGAGTGGCTGGAATTTCATGGTGTACGCGATTACGTGTCTGAAATCACACATGAGAAGCCAAGAGCAAAATTTTATATTGATGATAAAGCAATCGAATTCACCAACAACTGGAGCGAGATCCTTGAGAGGCTTAAGTGAGAAAAATAACAGCAGTAATCCCAGTGCGTAAAGGCTCAGTAAGAGTTAAAAACAAAAACCTTAAGCCATTTGCAGATACGAACTTATTAGAATTAAAAATTAATCAACTTAAGCAAGTCAAACTTGTAGACGATATCGTGGTAAGTTCCGATTGTGAAAAAATGCTTTCTATTGCCAGAGAACATGGAGTAAAAACTCACACTCGTGACCAGTATCACGCTAGTTCCGAAGCTTCTAATTCTGAATTTTTTGAAAATCTAGCTCACTGCATGGATGCAGAGTATCTTATGTACAGCCCGGTTACGTGTCCAATGATATCGTTAGAGACATATCATGACTGTATTCAGAAATTTAAACAAGATGATGAGTTAGAAAATCTTGTAACAGTGTCTCAAATTAAACATCACATGTGGTTAGATGGTAAACCATTAAACTACGACATTGCAGAGTCGCCCAACAGCCAAGATTTACCAGATATTAACGCAGTAACTTATGGAATCTGCATAATCTCTAAAAAAGATATGATAAAATATAGAAACGTAGTGACAGATAACCCCACTTTTAAAGTGTTAGATGAAATTGAATCAATTGATATTGATACAGAATTTGATTTTATGGTTGCTGAAATGATATACAAGAAGTTACGAGGTATCAAATGAAACACAACCCATACGAAGTTACGCACATGTTTGAAGAAACAGTAGCCGAGTACACCGGCGCCAAATATGCCGTCGCAGTGGACAACGCAACTAATGGTATGTTCTTGTGTCTTAAGTATCTGAAAACCCAAGGACAAGAATTAACTATTCCTGCAAGAACCTTTATGTCGGTACCCTGCGCTATCATACAGTCTGGTAATCACGTAAAGTTTGATAAAGAACACCCAGCTCTCGCCGGAAATAAATTAAAAGGAGAATACCAACTTTCTCCATTGCCAGTTTGGGACAGTGCCTTAAGATTTACTAAGGATATGTACCGACCGGGACAAATGCAATGTATTTCGTTTAGTGGACCCCACAAGTTCTTGAAGCTTGGTAAGGGCGGTATGATTCTAACCGATGATAAAGAAGCGTATGAGTGGCTTAAGAGGGCTCGCTATTTTGGTAGAAATCCGGTAGATCACATGGTAGATCACTTTGATATGTTAGGTTGGAATTATTACATGTTACCGGAGATTGCTGCAAAAGGTCTTGTTTTAATGCTCGGCATTGCAGATCACAACGATGATTTAGAGCGAGAATACCAAGACTTATCTATATATGATGTATATAAGGAGGGTCGATAAATGACAACAAAAGTAGTATTAGTACAACCATATTATGAAAATATCTGGGAACCAATTGGTTTAGGCTTCATTGCGGGGTATTTGAAGAAACATTTTGTTGGAGATCTTGAGGTAGAATGCTACCAGGGAAACTTTGATACAGATGAAGTGATTATTGAAGGCTCAATTGACGCAGATGTTGTAGGGTTTTCTTGCACCTCTCCTGCATGGCCGCATGCCCTAAGATTAGCAGAGGCAATGAAGAAAAGAAATCCTGAAATACGAACAGTATTTGGTGGCTTCCATCCATCAGCACTCCCACAAGAGTGCGCTGCACATCCTTATGTTGATCAAGTTGTTATTGGCGAAGGTGAAGAGGTGTTCTTAGAAATTGTAAATGGTCGAACAGACCCTGTTATACAAGGAACCAAGCCGCCAATGCAAGAATTGCCATGGCCAGACCGTAGTATAATCAAAAATTACAGAACCGTTGATTTGTGCGAGTCCATGAATGGTAAGCGCACAGCATCCTTTCAATGTAACAGGGTATGTCCTGTTAACTGCGCTTTTTGTGCAGAACGAATTGTGTCGGGCAGGTTTCACCGCCGCAACAATCCGATCAGAAGCAGAGATGTTAGCGAGCTTTGTGATGAAATAGAATCAGTAATCGAAGAACTTGACTTGACTTACTTTAAGTTTGTAGATGCAACCTTTGATATCTCAGCTGCTTTTGTTATTGAGTTTTGCAAAGAAAAAATCAAGAGAGGAATCACCACAGAATGGGAGTGCCTTATTCATGCTAGCTTTGCAAGCGAAGAGATGTTTAAATGGCTTAAAGAATCCCAGTGTCACCAAGTAAATATTGGATGTGAAAGCGGTAGTGATAGAATCCTCCGCGACGTTGGCAAGGGTCTACAGGTTAAAACAATCAAGAATGTATTTGCTTGGGCTAAGAAATATGGAGTAGAAAGACGCGGCTTCTTCTTGTTTGGTATGCCTAATGAAACAAGAGAAGACCTACTGCTCACTGAAAAATTAATTGATGAGATTAGACCAGATGTGGTTGGGTTTACAATTTTATGCCCGTATCCCGGAACACAATTATACGATCCAAAGTTGCACGAGAACGTAAACTGGGAAACAGCAGATGAATATTCAAATGATTTCTGGTCCACAGAACATTTTACGAACATCGAATTAAAAGCCCAGCAAGCATATTTTAAGACTAAGTATGATTTGTTGTTATGCGAAAGACAAGAAGATTCATCGCAATTTGGTGGATTTGGGGATATGAGAGAATTAGAAGCCCAATCAACATCAACGCCAATTGGCACAAATATAAATAACGTTAAAAAATAAAGCAGGAACATGTCGCTCATATATTTAGGCAAACATCTGGGACACATTATTAATTTTGAAATGTTGCCAGAAAATGCAACTATAATTGATGGAGGAGTATGTCAAGGTGATTTTATTAATGAATTGCATTGCTACACAAATCCAGAAAAATTTAAGATCATAGGTTTCGAAGCTTCTTCACTAAACAGCGCAAACATGCCTGCTGAATTTAAAGGAGTTTCGGACGTAAAAATATACAACAAAATCTTAGTGGGAGAAAGCAGTAACACCCACGAAAAATTTATTGAATATGAAGACCTCCCAGAGTGGGGCAATATGAACGGGATGTACGACCCATTTGCTGCTGAACGTGGAAAAAAAAGAAAAGAAACAATAGTTGAAACAATTACCTTAAAAAAGATATTTGATTTATATGAATTGGGACAAATAGATTACCTAAAGTTAGATATTGAAGGCGCTGAATTTGATTTAGTGGAGACTATGACTCTTGAAGTAGCAGAAAAAATAAAACAGTTGTCAATGGAAGTTCATTATATTCAGGATCCAAGTGACCCGGGTTTATTACAGCGATTAATAGACGGTTTATCAAATAAATTAGTTGCATTAGGTTTTGAAACAAGTTATTATAGTAATGAACTATATGGGTTTAGAAAATAATGAATATACTTGTAACAGGAGGTTGTGGCTTTATCGGCTCCAACCTCATAAAATTTATATTAGAACAGAAAACAAGCGAAGTCTCCAAGATTGTTAATTTGGATTCTCTGACATATGCCGCAGATTTAAAGAATACAGATGAGTTTATCAATAACCCAAAGTATTCTTTCGCAAAAATTGACTTATGCGACATTGAAAACCTTAGAGGAACCATATACAATCATAAGATTACACATATAATTCATTTGGCCGCCGAGAGTCATGTTGATAACTCAATTAAAGATGCTAGTGCTTTTATTCAAAGCAACATTGTTGGTACTTTTAATTTGTTAAAGATGTGCATGGAGTTTGATATCCAAAGATTTCATCATGTATCGACTGATGAGGTATATGGGGATCTGGGACCAACCGGCAAGTTTGACGAAAATACCCCTTATAACCCAAAGAATCCATATTCTGCATCAAAAGCATCGTCTGATATGCTTGTGCGTGCGTACCACCACACATACGATATGCCTATAACTATATCGAATTGCTCAAATAATTATGGACCCAATCAACACAGTGAAAAATTTATTCCCACTGTCATTAATTGTATATTAGACGGCAGAAAAATCCCACTGTACGGCAGCGGTACTAATATCAGAGACTGGATTTACGTCGAAGATCACTGTGCAGCAATATGGGATGTCTTTACAAAAGGAAGAACTGGGGAAACTTATTGTATAGGTTCCGATTGTGAAAAGAAAAATATTGATGTTATTGAAGAAATATGTGCTATAATGAATGTAAAGCCGTCCGAAAGCATTGAATATGTTAAAGATCGCCTGGGTCATGACCAAAGATATGCAATTGATAGTAGTAAAATTATTAATGAGTTAGGTTGGAATCCCTCAACGACTTTTGAAGACGGATTGAAAAAAACAATAGAGTGGTATAATGAAAAACATTAAAGGAATAGTACTGGCTGGTGGAATGGGCACTCGTCTGTACCCGCTTACTAAAGTAACAAATAAACACCTGCTACCAGTTGGGGATGTACCTATGATTTATCATCCGATAGCGCGCCTTGTAGAAGCAGGAATAAAAGATATTATGATTGTAACCGGAGTAGAACACTGTGGGGATATGATGTCTCTCCTTGGCTCTGGAGCAGATCACGGGTGTAGTTTTACTTACAAGGTACAAGACAAGCCTGATGGAATTGCTGGCGCCCTGCGTTTATGTGAGGGATTTGTGGGAGATAGTTCGTGCGTTGTAATTCTGGGAGATAACATTTTCAAAGAAGATCTAAGACCTCACGTAGAGCACTTTTTAAGCTCAGAAGATAACTGTAAAGTATTTTTTAAACATGTAGATGATCCAAGAAGGTACGGAGTTGGCGTTTTTGAGGGAGATAAGATCATCGAAATAGAAGAGAAACCAGCACACCCAAAAAGCAAATTGGCGTGTGTAGGGATCTATTTCTACACCAATGGTGTATTTGATATTATTGAACATGCCGACATGTCAGACCGCGGTGAGTATGAGATCACAAGTATTAATAACAAATTTATTGAAGAAGGGACCTGTGGTTATTCTATTTTGGAAGAAAGGTGGGCCGATGCCGGCACACTCAACTCTTACCACTCCACTAACGCATTAGTATATATGGAAAAGAAAGGTGATGCGTGAGTCTTTTGGTTACAACAAGAGCAGACGCAGTCTGTTTAGATTGGGTTGAATTAACACATCCGATTATTCGTCGATATGCTGAAAGAGTTGGAGCAGATTTTATTGTCTTGGATGAAGCGGTAGACTGTAAGGAAGCTGTAGGTGGCATCGGAAACGGAGTATATCAGTATCGAATAATGAAGCACTACGATCTTCACGAAGAATATGATAGAATTCTGCACCTCGATTCAGATATGCTTCTGGCGCCTAACTGTCCTAATCTATTTGAAGAAGTGCCAGAGGATCACATTGGTTCAATTTACGAAGATGTGGGTTCCCGGAAAGGTCAAAGAGTGCAGTGTATGTTGAATGCCCAGTCACAATATGGTGATATCGGATGGAGAGATAACTATATTAACACCGGTGTTTTTGTTACATCAAAAATGCACCGAGACATTTATCGAAAAATTGACGGTAAATATTTTGTTGATTGGGGCACAGATGATATTCATATTGGTTATTTAATAAATAAATATGGTTACAAAGTCAAACAATTGAGTTATCATTATAATCACATGACAATGTTTTCTGAGGAATGGAACGGTTCCCCAAATAGATTTGATTCCCATATAATACACTATGCTGGTCAAGGGGTGTTTGATCCTTCCGAGGCTAAAAACAAAATTCACCAAGCAAAACTAGATTACCAGAGACTTTATAAATGAAAAAATTGATTGCGGGACCTTGGGTTGGCGAGTTCGGCTGGGAGCTTTTTGCATGGCAAGGATATATCCGTGCACTATCCAGAAAGTTTGAACACACTACAATAATCTCTCGACCAAACTCAAAGCCGTTGTATGATGATTTCTGTGATGATTTCTATGAACATGTGCCTGTTGGCGGAGTTGTTGATTCTTTTTTTATGCATGGTGTAGACTTTGGTAAAGACTTTAAAAAATTGGTAGTCGATAATGGAATAAAACTCGATAAAGAAACTGCATTGGTGGTACCCAGAAGAATAGGGTTGCCGCCGTTTACGCACTTCTCTCAGCCGGTAATTTTTGGAAATCATACCATTAAGCCAGAATATAAAATATACGGGTCAGAACAAAATGAGAGCTATGACTATATATTCCACATTAGAAATAGACAAACAGTTCGCCCAGAAGATAATTGGAGTCTTGATAACTGGAAAGAATTAAGTAACCTGTTAGGAGACAAGAAAATAGCTTGTATAGGTACCGAAGCAGAATCTGGATGGATTGAAGGTACTGACGACAAGAGAGGTATCGAGTTACAAACTTTATTTAATTTGCTGTATAATGCTAAGTGTGCATTTGGTCCTTCATCTGGTCCTATGCATTTAGCGAGTTTGTGTAATACACCTCATGTTGTGTGGTCCATACCTAACAACAAGATTCGATACGAAGAAAATTGGAACCCACATAACACTAAAACATGTTTCTTTAGTGAACATGACTGGCACCCAAGCGCATCTTTTGTGCACCAAAAATATTTAAACTTTAAGGAATTATAAACATGAAGAATGTTGGGATTATAGGAAATGGCTTTGTCGGCTCCGCAATTGCATCTGGATTTACGCTCCACGCGAATGTAAAAATATATGATGCTGATGAAAGGCGTTCTACTCACACATTTGAAGAAGTGGTTAATGAATCAGAGTTTATTTTTGTAAGCGTGCCCACACCGATGAACATTGGTCACGGCGGAGAGATTGACTTATCTATTTTAGATCAAGTGCTTGACCAGATAGAGAAAGTAAATCAACAATCGAACAATATTGTTATTGTTAAATCAACAGCAGTCCCCGGCACAACTTTAAAATACATTGAACGTTATCCTACTCTGAATATAGTCTTTAATCCAGAGTTTTTAACGGAAAGAACTGCACGCTTAGACTTTATTAATACTTCAAGAATTGTAATCGGCGCTGAGCATAAAGAGTTATCTCAAAGAGTTAAAGAGCTGTACCGGGATCGATTCACAGCAACTCAGATTATAGAGACTGACACACAGTCAGCTGAATTTATAAAGTATATGTGCAATTGCTTCTTTTCCGTTAAAGTATCATTCATGAACGAAATGTATCAAATGGCAAACATGAAAGATTTAAACTGGCAATCAATAATGACTGGGTTCCTCAGTGACGGACGGATAGGTAACTCACATACAGACGTCCCAGGACACGACGGTAGCCTAGGCTATGGTGGAAAATGTTTTCCAAAGGATATTAACGGATTTATCAAATATTACGAAGACAACGATATAGAACCCACAGTTATGTCAGCATCTTGGCAAAAGAATTTAGAAGTAAGAGAAAACCACGATTGGCTCAAAATTGAAGGAGCCACATCAAACAACAAAGGAAATAAAAATGGATAATAATACTGAAACTTATAAACTATCAAATCAGGCTCTCGGCGCCGTAATGATGGCGTTACAAGAATCTTTGTTAAATCAAATCGACATTGTTCCAATCCTAAAAGGATTTGAATTAGTGGCCACCGAAGAAGGACTCACTGTTACAAACCCCCCTACTGTACGTGTTTCTAGCGAAAGTGAGATCACAAAAGAAGATTTGCTAAACATGGTTGAGTGATGCCGCGCTATAACTACCAGTGTTCTAGTTGTGAAGTAAACATGATTATTGTTCATTCAATGAATGATAAAATAGATTTCTGCACAAATTGTCAAGAGTTTGGTACAATGGTAAAGCTGTTAACGACTCCTCTCTATAAGAACAGAAACACTGATATTCAAAAAATCGGTGAGACGACAAAAGAATACATTGAGAAAAATAGAGAGATTTTAGAACAAGAAAAAAAGAACGCTAAGCGAGATACCCATGAGCCGACTTGAAATTATATTATCGAGCATATTGATGCTCTCGGCTATATTCAACATAGGTGTTTTCATATATGCAAGAACCGCAATAGTTAGACTTTTGTGGGTCGCAGAAGAATTAGGTGATTTACAAAGAATGATTTCATCGTTTTCAAACCATATTCAAGCTGTGTATGAAACAGATACTTTTTATGGAGATGAAACTTTAAAAAGTTTAGTCGACCATGCTCGTTCGTTCGATGAACAGTTAGAAACATTCGAATATGTATATTCGCTAATAGAAGAGGAAACCGCTGATAATGACGACGACGACGCCGAAGAAGCCAACTATCAAGAGACGTAGAAAAAAGAGAACAAAAAACCATTACTTTACTCAAGTTCATGAAGATGCAATAGTGAGATATTCACAAACACAATGCATTCGCGAAAGAACAGAGCTTTACGTAAGTTTTATACAACCAGCATTTGACCAAATGGTTGATAAGATTGTTTTTACTTATAAATTTACAAATTTACCAAATTGTGACTCCCTAAGAGATGAGTGCAAAATTTGGCTAATGACCATCTTAGACAAATATGATCAAAGCAAAGGCTCAAAAGCCTTCTCGTACTTCTCGGTTATTACTAAAAATTGGTTTATTCATAAGGTAAAGAGGCAACAAAAAAGAAATAAAAGAGAAATTGATTATGATAATATTTCCAAAAGATTTGAGGAAGAATATCTGTCTACTAGCGAATCATATCTTACGATAAGAGAGGAAGAAGAATTCTGGAAATCATTCTATCAAGAAATGACATCTTGGGATGAAACACAAATGAAAGAAAACGACTTAAAAGTATATAAAGCTATAGTTGTGCTCTTTGAATCAAAAGAAGATATCGAAATTTTTAACAAAAAAGCTATTTATTTATATCTGAGAGAATTAACCGGTCTTAATACAAAACAGATCGTCAACTCTTTAAAGAAATTTCGAAAGAAGTATTATTCATTTAAAGGTGACTGGGAAGGTGGTATGTTATGAGTGACAGCAGAATAGATACATTGATTTCTGAAGCGTTAGATAATATTCGAAGTGATCGAAAAGTTGCAAAAGAGTTTTTGAACGAGATTGCAAATCAGATCGCCAACAACTCAGAAGAAAATAAGTATCTTAGCCCTGTCGCTGCAAAACATATCGAAACTATGCAAAGGTCCAATGAACAGTTGGTTAAAATTATTAATTTAAAACAAAAAACCTCAGTAGGACCGGTCGAATTGAATCAAAAAGAAAAAGATGAACTATTTGATTTAATTCAAGGAGATCTAAATGGGACAGAATAGAAGAGCGATAGACCCAGATCTTTTTACAGATGCTCAAGGCGCGTCCGAATTAGAGGCTAACTCGCTTAGAGAGTCCTTGGCTTACGATGCGTATGGAACTCAAACAGAATTTTCTGTTATTGTATTAACTAAACCAATCCCACAATCTGCAGCAGATGCCAACGCTGTGTTTACGGGCGCCAGTGATTTATGGAACGATAATACCCTTGAAGGTGGTATATCTTTCAAAGGAAGGATTATAGGTAATGGGTTTATCTCGCCGCATGCTTCTATTCCCAATCCTTGCAATTTAGAAATGCACTCCTCTCCTGGCATAGCAATTAAAATTATTAACATGCATACTACCTTTACTTCAGTAGCAGGCTATTCCGGCCGCATTCCAACTATTGGAGACACGGTAATAGTGAAGTTGCAAGCAGGAGATATAAAACTTAACCTTCAGAATGCGATCTTTACAGAAATTTTTGATGCATCATCGTCTTCTGTAGTAGCAAATGCTATGGCAACCGAGTGTACCAATCTAGCTTCTAGATTTGATGATTTCGATCCGGATCAAGATCTTGGTGACCTTACAATTGCGTATGCATCTTTTGATTTCGAAGGACCCCGGATACCAGATATTACCCGAGCACAAGCTCAACCTTTAATTGATGAAGTTTCTAGACAATTGATTGATGACCCTTCGAAGCTGGGCTATACTAAGCTAGCAAGCGGGCAATGTGGCTTCCCGGCTGATTTTTTTGGTGCAAGTCCCTCTGCTGCTGAACAAGCTCTTATCGCGCAGTATCCTGTAGCCAATTGTCGTACAGAACAAATTGGTAGGAATAAACATAACAAACAAACTAGTGTTACTGGTCACCCAACGTGGGTCGCGACACTTCGGGAAGTATACCGATTAGCAACGCAGCAATCATGGTGGGATCCATACGTTGAAGAAAATGGAGTTGATCCTATCTGCTTTTCAAGCGGATATCGTTCAATTGAAACACAAATATATCTTAGAATGGCAAACTGTGGACACAGAAATTTTAATGAAGTCATGAGCAGTCCAACGCGTCCAAAGTGCACACCTCCGACTGCTCGCCCAGGAAAGTCTAGACATAATGTGGGGCTTGCAATAGATTTTGGAGGCTCACTTGGAGCTTCATTCTCCTCAGAAGCACACTTGTGGCTTAAAAGCATCGGACTGCGCGGAAACGGCACTCTTAAAATTAAAAATTATCAAGACGAAGCGTGGCACTGGAGTGTTGACGGTTCTTAATAAATCGGTTAGTAAAAATGGCAAAAAAATCAAAATTATATGACCACTCTTTATTGGGTGCGTTGAGACAAACAATTGTAGTTCCTCCTGCTCAAACTCTCGATGAGCAGAATCAAACAATGAATGTAGTTGGCAGTCATTCTGGATTGTTTAACACTGTAGTTGAGGAGCCGAGAGTAAACTTTGTGGCAGCTGCTAACAATGTGTTACTAACTGACAGTTCCAAAAACTGCGGCATCGTGATTGGATCAGATAGACCCTCACACTTAGCTTCTGGTTATGGCGGAAAAGGTGCTCAAAAGGCGAACACAATTGATTTAGTGGTGGGTCGAATAGCGTCCAATTCAAAACTAAAAGATGGAATGGCAGTCAATAACTCATTTAGTGGTGATGCTGCAAGAATCTATATAAGCCAACTGACGGATATCGACTTAAACTTTGGCATCGACCCCGGACAAGCTGGAAAAATCAAAGGTCGTAGCGGTATTGGAATTAAAGCTGATGCTGTACGAGTCATTGGTCGCGAAGGTGTAAAAATAGTCACCGGTCGTGCCCACGCATTTAAAGGTCATGGCTTTAACGGTGAACAGAACGCGCGCGGAGGTAAGATAATACAGCCCGCACCCCCAATTGAATTGATCGCTGGAAATGTAAAACAGGAATCTGGCTTTTTAGGTCTTGGACCAACCCACAGAATTTTACAAGGTGTGGCAAAAGGTGAACACGTGAGAGACGCTCTTCGAGATTTGTCTGAAGTTGTAGATGAATTGTGGTCTTCAGTATTCAATTTAGCATTATTAAATGTTACGACATTTGCTTCGCTTAGTGTTACTCCAATTCCGTGGCATGCTGCACCATGCGCATTCGCTTCCTCTCAGACTATAGCTTGGGTTTTACCGAGTTTATACCACAGCAGAGTTAACAAGACTTTGTGGGATGTTAATTATACTAAACCTTTTGGAGATAAATACGTGGTTAGCACAAACGTGTTCTCTACGTAAGGAATGAATTAAAAATGGCTGAATCTAAATTTTTACAATTTCAAGATAAAACCGGTGATGGTTTAAATGACAAGTGCGATGATATCATTGATGTTGTTCCTGGAAAAAAATGCCCTACATGCGTACCAAATCCAAATTTTATTACGCCAAGCTGGAGAACCCGAGAGTCTACTGAACCATGGTTCAATGAAAAGTTCTGTACGTACCAAGTTTCTGTACAAACAAGTCATCAAAACATCGTAAATATAGAAGAAATTTATTCCGAATATAAAGCCGAAGCAATTGAAGGTCTTCTAATCGGGTTCAATAAAGCTGACACCGATGAAACACGAAGTGCTCTCGAAGAATCGATTGAGAGCCAAGCATATGACCTTGACCCACGTCCATTGTCATACGCTAAATTATTATATTCTGTACCATTTGATATATTAGCTAATCTTCCGTCCATGGAGACAGAGGATGAAGACGAAGAAGAAGACGAAGAAGAAACGCCCGGAAATCCAATCGTTGTTGAGATGGAAGCCGACCTTATGCAATCTCGCTTAATTAGGGTTCGAAAGGCATTTAATCTTTACTCAAGATTTTATAGAGTGTATACTGCCATAGAACGCGGTAAAATTGTGTTTGAAGAATCAAACAAATTGTATTCTATTAAACAATTCAGTCGTTATGGCGATGCAGGTTTGTTCCCAACCAGCACTCTTGCACAACTGCTTACATCTTTAGATGGATTTTTAAACGATAAAGGTCTTAATATATTTGGTGTGGGCAAAATAGCTTTTGGGATGGATAGAATTACCAAGATAGAGTTTAAGTTTTCTGCGAAATACGAACTAAAAAGACTAAGAGTCTGGACTCTTGGTTGTGGTGGAAAGCCTTATGTTTACAAGAAGAAAAGGTTAAAGCCTCTTATCTCTACTCAAGCGTGGAAGGACCGTACTGCAGTTGCGTATTTTGCGAATATGAACAGGATAGATCAAAAACTGCAAGCAAGAGAAGCTCCCCAATGGCTTGATGTGGTTACTGAGTTTACTTATCCTAAAGTATATAGTACACTAAAGTGGCCCGAAGAGCAGACAACAGATACTATAGCAAGTTGTATACAAGACAAGATAGCTACCGAAGGGCTCAACCTAGGACAAGAAATATTAGATGAGTTTTTCAGCATTGGTGATGCATTGGCTTACCAATTCAACAAAGACGTCTGTTCGAAGACCTTTGACTCGTTCCAGAAGAAGAATATAAAAATGGGGGTCGTAATAGACCCAAACGACTTTGATCCGGAAACTGGAATGCTCGGTCGACCAAAAAAGCTAATGGAGATGGCTACAGAACAAGCGTTCCAACAGATGAACGACGACGAACAAATCTTCGTGATGATTTGCGCAAACTTTCTATCAGGATTTAGTGGGATATCCATCCCCGGCGCCGATACTATTTTAGATAATTTGTTTGCTGATGGATTAGACAGACTAAAAATCTGCGGCTTGTTCGATTTGGTAATGGAAGCGATAGGATGTCTTCTTTCTGGACTTAGTCTTGAAGCCTCTTTATCTAGTATTATTGCTGCGGCTCTCCGAGGTATGTCTATAGAAAATCTTGGAGACTTCTTTATTGGTCTACCTCCCGAAAGACAAGCAGAAATGGAGAAATTAGTAAACAAAAAGCTCGCGGAACAAGACATCCTGAAAAATGCATCTGGTGCCGCCCTTGAGGGCGGAATGGCAGTAGCCTCAGATGTAACATCTGGAAAATTAAAGTATACTCCACCTTGGAAGAGAACCCCGGCAAACACTTCAGGGTCCCCGGAAGGTGATCCAACGACATTAAACAAGAGTAAACGCCCCGCTTTTTCCAAAGCACCTGGATACGATTCAGCAACAGGATCTTCAGAACTAACAAGAAGAACATTGGCGCAACAATTCGATGTGCAAAGTAATGCTGAAAATGAATTAAGCGATAACGTTATAATAGAAGCATATATTAAGGCTCTCATTGAAGTATATGCTGACGATTTATTGTCAGTAACTGATATGCTCAATAAATATCCAGGCGCACAAATGGTTGCTAAGATGATCATGATGCTCGATTGCCCAAGACCGCCGATTTTGCAGCCAAACCTTTTAGACTTTATTAAAGATATTGATTTACCATGGTGTCGCTCTCTTCGTGATATGAAGATGCCAAAGCTTTTTAATCCATTTGGATGGATCCCTAAGCTATCTGACCTCCCTTGGATCATATTCCAACTTTTAAAGATTGTGTTACAAAAAATACTTATTATGATTATCGTTAAGATAATGATCAAAATTTGTGAGCTACTGGGTTCTGCGATATGTAAAGCGCTTGAAGCATTGGGATCGCTCGTCGGTTCCATAGCTGGATTATTAGACGGTAGCACGACATTTAGAGACGTTGTCAAAGATGCAATTTGTGGAGAAGACTCTGCTAGTGACAGTCAAATAGACGACACAATCGCCGATATGTTCGAAAAACTTGGCGTCGGTGGTGCCGCGCTAGCGGATAAGGATGCTGTAGTATCGTTTGCTGGCGACTTGTCTTCTGCAGTTACTCGCAGCGAGATGATGAATGCTTTTCTGGGTGATATGTCTGCAGAGATGGGAGCGGCAGCTTATAATTTGGTTCAATATGAATACCCGCAGTTTTCAGAAGCATTTCCAACTCAAGCATCGATTGGCGACTTTATGGCCAATTGCGGAACATTGATGCCAGAAGATGTGAAACAAGGAATGAGAGACTTTATGGCAGATTTGCCAGAAGATGATGATTTACCGGCAAACCCAACGTTATGTGCAACCCCTGATCAGTTAGATAAATTTAAAGAAATGCGCTGCGCTTTGCTTGAGGGTAGAGCAACTCCGGAACAGTGTGACACCATGTTTAACAACTTGCAGGATGACTTACAAGATGATTTAGAAAGTCTCGCTACTGTAATGCAGCAAGGGTTTGTTGATCCGGAGGCAATTGGCATGCCGCCGATGGTATCGCAACCCGGTTGTGACGATGGTTTGGTTCCATTTGAATCACCACAACAACAAGCTGCAGCATCAACAAGTCTTGCTGGTAGCTTAAAATCTCTTAAGAAAGATTATGCAGAAGACATAATAGGCAATGGTGGTGCATTTGGATTTGGCGAATGGGGACTGCTCAACATGGTGTTGTCTGATACAATGGGTCAACCATTAACGGCTCACTGGAGAAAAAGCGCCACAAACCCAAGATATGTCGATTTTGTCACCGACGGAGAGGCGCCTGACTCCTCGCAATTTCTGTTCTTTTTCTCTGACCCCGCTTCAACCGAGCTACAAAAAGGTAATTTTCCAGAAAAAGTTGCAGCATATTTGCAACAAGAGATCCTGTCAGTTGATACGACAGTTGAATTGAATAATACATGGAAACCCTCAACCTCAATTACTAAGAGTTTTAGCGATTTGGGTTTTACTGGCTTATTCGGAGGAGTGGATATAGACAGAATATCAATTCCCGATATGGGCTTTAACGTGTCACTTAGAACAAACTTGGGCACTGAGACTATGAGAATTGTTCGCAATGGTCGTAAAGCAGACGAAGATATAAAACTTAAATTTAGAGATAATAACAAGGGTCGCCGCAGCCTTGAGGGAACGAGTTTCGCATACGGTTTTGATATAGACGCATATTTTGGAGATTTAATGGAAACCGGTGGAGTAATATCGAACCTAGGAACTGCGTTTGAACCACTTGACACAACAAGAATAAATATTAATAACATATTTAATTTAAAAGCAATGTATCGTGCAGATCTAAGAGCTATGATGAGTCCGGACGAGTGGAAAGATTACAAATCAGACAAAGCAAGTTCTGATGGAGATCCTCTCATGTATGAGAGGCTTTATGAGTTTGTCGCAATTGACAATACTTTTGGAGAAATAGATCCCCTACAATATCCGACATTTGCAGAATGTTATTCATCAAAATCAGAAAACAATCCTTCAGTCGCTCTTCTTTACGATCTCATCAACAACAACGCTGTGTTAGATGTGATCCCGTCTAAGCAAGTTATAAACGAACATATCAGTAAAGTAGTTACCCAGCTATTTGAAAGGTTTAAAACAGAAATAGCAATGAATGATTTTGCTTTTATGTATGGAGCAAAATACGACACGCTGGTTGAGGAAGATGCTGAATATGTTGTAGCAAAAGATCAAACTCTCTCGGCAGCAGGCACCCCATATGAAGAGGCGATCATTCTTGACGACGATAATGAGATAAGATCCATAAGAAATTCTGATATGATTATGGGTGTTAGTAGGGACCAACTAGAAAGAGGAGATGACGCCCGCGTTTACTACCTTGATCCGACCACTTATGGTGGGTCTTATACAAACCCCGGAGTCTACATAAAACCTTTACAACACGAAGGATATCTGGGAATGGTCAACATAATGTTCCCCGAGTTTACTCCGTGTAAGCCGCACAATACAGACTTGGTAGATTTTGGCTCTATCTCAAAAGAAATATCAGATACGTATAATGAAATTCCAGAAGATCAAAGACTGCAATCAGATCCAGATTGTGTAACAGAGGTACCATACAACAGAATATTAACCCGCGCTGGCAAAGCAGGAATCCAAGGGTTGATAAAATCCGCGTGTAGAATTTATGCTAGTGTGCATTACTTGAAGACATACGCAACATTTTCAATATTCAAACCAGATTTTGAGAATGTGTTTAGTACAATATATCCACAATATATAGTTGAGAATATGGAGAGGTCTTTTAGAGATGCTCAAGGCGCCGGCTGGGAATTCTTCAACACCTTTAAAGATGACGAATTTTGGTATGCTTTTCTAGAGCAGGCAGTACAAACTTATGGCAGATTGGTCGACGCTGGTACAATTGTAGATCCACCGGAAGCAGTCTTACAAGCTTTATTTAGAATTAATGACGCTCAAGAAAATTATAAATATCCAAGAATCACTGATAAAAGAAACGACGTCAAAATTGCAAATGTTTTAGATGAAACACAAGCACCATACCGTTGGCCGCTTAAAACAAGAGGTCTGAGGACATACAGGGACGAAAAGAATTTCGAAGCAGTTCAAGCAACTGAAGAAGACGCGAAAATTGTTTTAAAAGAATTTGTATTAGAAGAATTGAAATTCCTTAGTGACAAATTCCTAACAAACATGGCACACGCCGGCGTAGAACCAAAAATTAATGACATATTTTATTATATCTTGTCAAACATGACCCAAGGTGGCGAAACGTTGGATCTAGATAAGAAAATAGTTGAAGAGCCAATTGGTCTTCCCACCGAAGGCGAGGAACATTATACAGCCGGCGGAGAGCTTTCAATGCCAGAAGGTGGCGAATATGTTGGTTATTACCACAATCATACAGATCAAGATGGAAATGTGATATATATGGCTGGAGAGTTTCACGTTGAAGATCAACATGATATCTTAACTCCTTTCGCAAACAAGTTAGTCGTACCTATTGGGGATATAAATGAATATGCGTCAGGGGTGAGCTACACAACTGTAGAATCACACCCGTTTGTAATCGAGAAGTATATCTCTCTTAACGGAATAAAAATGAACCCGAGCGATGCTATATTAAGGATTAAAAGTAATGAGTTATCGCTTAATATTTCAGAAGTTTATCCGGGAGATATGCAATTAGTATACCCAATTGGGCAAGACGGCGAACAGAACACAACGCTGCCGCCCATAGGAACCACGGGGCAGTTAGGAGCTAGATATGGATTGATGTTCTCTGCAGTAGTTTCAGGCAAAAAATATACTTTAGTAACAACAGAAATGGATATGCTAGATCTATCAGTTGGTGCCGCGGCTCCGATTGAAGCTAATAGCAAACTATTACTTTGCATGATTAACCAGCTTAGAGAAGTTCCAGAAATGCAATATGTATTAAATGGAGTGTATTCTGCCAAAAAAGTGCCATCGATTTTGGCAATTTATAACGATCTGGGTTTTCTGCCATCTATTGGAGAACAGACCGTTGCAGACGCCGAATCTTTCCCGACTCTCCTCGGAATGCTCGACTCGACCAAACCTACTTTCGAATCTAAGCCCGGAATAAAAGTTACATTCCCAAGAGCACCCGAGAATTGGGATGCCGATTATTCGGAATCCAATGCACTTTGGGCATCGTATAGCGACAGGCAGGTTTTTACACCATTTAATTTAGATTGGGATGATTGGGATCAAACATTACTTAAAAGCTCAAAAAGTAGAATTAAAAAACTATTTAAGAGCCACTATTATAACAGGAAGTTTAATTTTGAGCCTGACGACGGCGAGTCAACAGATTACGCTGCACTGGTCGTTAAAAATCTAAAAGCTTCACTACAGCCCACGAAGGGCGCCCGAATATTACCCTGGTTTAGAAGAAGCAAATTACGCGATAATCCATTTAATGCTAATGGAGATTTGTGTAAAAAACCAGAAAATTAAATTAACGAGATAATTATAACAGGTTATAACTATGGCACTTGGCGTATCACTACCAATTAACAGAGACTCTTCCGACGGATTCGCTATGAATTATACCGTCAAGGAGACGCTGCGTCAAAATTTTATTATGTTGATACTTACCAATCCGGGAGAGAGGGTTATGGAGCCCGGATTCGGAGTTGGAATCAAAACATTTTTGTTTACCAACAAATCAACGGATTACCGATCAGCAATTATAGCAAAAATCAACCAGCAAGTTAGAAGATATATGCCAGCCATCATTGTTGGTGCCATCGACTTTGCCGAACCGGCTCAAGCTCCAAATACCATATCTATCAGAATAACCTATTCGATCCCTGATATGGGTATAAAAGATTTACTTGAACTTACTATTTAATGTGAGGAAATAAAATGGCAGAAGACCAAAAAAAATTCATACCAATAAACTACACTAATAGAGAATTTACAGAAATTCGCCAAGATCTCTTGGAAATGGCAGAGCGATTCTACCCCGATACCTTCCAAGACTTTAGTGAGGCTTCGTTTGGAGCCATGATGTTAGATGCGGTTGCCTACGTCGGCGATCAGCTTAATTTCTATTTAGATTACAATATCAATGAATCTTTTTTAGATACCTCGTTTCAATATAGTAATGTGGTCCGCCACGGAAGAGCATTAGGGTACAAAGCCCCTGGGCGCTCTTCTACTTTTGGAGAAGTTAACCTTTATGTTCAAATACCCGCAGCTTCGAGCGGTTTAGGACCGGACACACGATACATTCCAATTTTAAAAAGAGGAACAAGATTTACCTCTAGGAATGGCTTGTCTTTTATGTTAATAGAAAATACAGATTTTAATGACCCCTCAAACCCAGTTATTGTGGCTCAAGTTGATAATACCACCGGCGCCCCCACTTATTACGCTATACGTGCAACCGGCCGCGTAGTTTCTGGAAAGTTAGGGCAGCAAACAGTTAAGGTCGGAGCTTTTGAACGATTTAAGAAAGTGAAGCTGACTAATCGAAACATTGTAGAAATTATTTCAGTTTTCGATGCAGAAGGTAATCAATATTACGAAGTTGACTATCTGGCTCAAGATATGGTTTATAAAGAGCTACCCAATGAAAATTTTAAAAATGACAATGTGCCGTCTGTATTGAAGCCAATGCTGGTATCACGAAAGTTTGTGTCAGAATTTAGTAGAGATGGATATTTTTTACAATTTGGATCCGGTGATGCGAACCAAACAGACGTAGTGGCATCACCGCAGTCAGTTGCAATAGACGTTTTTGGTAAAGATTACGTCACTAACACTTCTTTTGATCCAACTAGGCTATCACAAAATATTAGCTATGGGATCGTACCATCTAATACTTCTCTGTTCATTGTTTACCGGACTACAAATAATACGAACTCTAACGTTGCATCCAATGCTGTAAACGTAGTTGCCTCTCCTATATTAGAATTTGAAGATAGAACAGTATTAAGTAACAACGAAATAAATACATTAACAAATAGCTTGGAAGTTTCAAACAGTAAGCCAATAACAGGTGATGTAACAAGCCCATCAACGTCTGAAATTAAAAGAAGAATATACGATACGTTTCCAACTCAAAATCGAGCGGTTACGCAGGCAGATTATGAAAACATAGCATACAGAATGCCAGGAAAGTATGGTTCAATTAAAAGATGTCTTGTGGTCAAAGACCAAGACTCTATGAAAAGAAACTTAAATATGTATGTTGTATCTGAGGACAGTTTTCGTAAACTGACCACTACCAATAACACAATTAAGAAAAACCTGCAGACTTGGTTAAACAATTATCGAATGGTTAATGACACAATCGACATTTTAGATCCTTATATAATTAATTTAGGAGTTGATTTTGTATTAAAGCTTAAGCCCGGACATGCGCGCTCAGATATCCAAGCCATGGCAGTGGCGAAAATCAAAAGTATATTTTCAGAAGGGTTTTTTATTGGCGAGCCAATGTATGTTAGTAGCATCTATACTGCTCTAAAAGACTTGGACGCAGTGTTAGATGTTGTGAGTGTAAAAATAAATAATAAAACTGGTGGTCAGTATTCGGCTACAACGTTTGTAATAAACAAAAATATGTCTCCAGATGGTAGCCAGTTGCTATGTCCAGCTAACGCAATTTTTGAATTAAAATTTCCAGAAGTAGATATTAGAGGTAAGATTAGATAATGGGTCTCTTTAGGTACACAGCATCAGCTGATAATACAATTGTTAGTGCTTATAAACCTGCGCTCAATAAACGAGCGACTGGCTCAAACGCTGGTATGGCGGACGTGTTAGAAGTATTTTCAATTTACGGTCGTATAACGTCAGCGTCGCAAGAATTATCGAGAGCAATTATCAAGTTTCCAACAACTGGTATTGCCGCTGATCGCACTGCCGGCACAATTCCGGCGAGCGGCAGTGTAAGTTTTTATCTAAAAATGTTTAATGCACCTCACTCTAAAACGGTACCAATCGAATATAAATTAAATATTGCCGCTATAAGTCAAGACTGGGAAGAAGGTATTGGACTAGATTTAGAAAACTATGCCGATGATACCAGCGGACAGATAGGCTCAAACTGGATACAGAGAAAGAAGGGCGCTAGCTGGTTCGATCGTGGAGGAACCTATAGGGAACACTCAGATTATTTATATACCACGCATTTATCCGGTGGATTAGAAGACATCGATGTTAACATAACACCACTTGTTGAGCGATGGTTGGCTGGAGATCAGACAAACTATGGTGTAGGCATCCGCTTGAGTGCGTCTTACGAAGCTTCCGCATCAGAGACATACGGAAGAACAGATACTTCAGTTGTAACGAATTCTCTTGGAGCCAAAGATTCTTATTACACCAAAAGATTTTTTGGAAGAGGCACACAATATTTCTTTAAGAGGCCGATGATTGAAGCCCGCTGGGATTCCTCTATTAAAGATGATAGGGCAAATGTTTATTTCAGCAGTTCTCGCGCACCCGCAGCAGATAACTTAAACAAGATTTATTTTTATAATATTGTTCGAGGAAGACTTGTAAACCTTCCTGGAATTCCTTCTGGTGGAGATGTGTGTGTTAGCTTGTTCTCGGGCTCAATCGATAATACTGGACCTTCGGGATCAGCAATATTCTTAAATAATACCAGTACCGCGAAAACAGTTGTTACGGGAGGCTGGGTTTCAACCGGTATTTACTCATGCTCAGTGTGCTTTACCTCGTCAGAAAATCTTGATACACTTTATGATGTATGGTTTAGTGGTTCTAACACTGTTGTTAATGCGTCCGCATCAGCCAAACAATATTTTACTGGCACGTTAACGCCAGAAAACTTCAACACTGCCGGCGGTGTTACATCAAATGAGCCAACCTACTATCTTAACATCTCAAACCTCAAGAATGGGTATTCTGACAAGGAAAAAGTAAGACTTAACCTTTATGTCCGAGAGAAAAATTGGAGCCCTACAATCTATAATGTGGCGAACAATGATATAGAATCTGTCGGCATCCGCAGCGCTTCATATGGGGTGATGCGCATAATTGATGACCAAATGGTTGTTCCTTATGGAACCGGAAGTGATTTACACACAGCGCTGTCGTACAATGTTTCTGGCAATTATTTTGATTTTGATATGAGCCTTCTTGAAAAAGGTTACTCTTACGCCTTTAAATTTGTGTTTTATGATGATAGACTTAATTCATGGGTCGAACAAGATAAGGCTTTTAAATTTAGGGTGAAAGAGAGCTAAAATGAGCATTAAAAAACTTTTTGACGCATCAAACAAGACAACACAATATAGCGATTATGAAACCGAGAAAGGTGCATATGCGTCAGTTGAGTCGTCAGATAATGCAATTAATATAATAGAAGAACAACGAACTTTTGTTCCAGATATTGACTACTCAAATCCAGAAAAATTTGTATTCTACGGATCAGCCTATCTTTATTACAAGTCTGGGTTCGACCATGTCTCAGATTTTTATCCTTATGATGGTTCATTAGCAGAACAAAACGCATTCTACAATAAGCTGCTGCCAGTAGAAAAGTATATCTTTAATAAGAAATACCCCAGATCTACTGGTTACGCTGTAATATCAGCAAATCCAAATTCAGTTGGAGAAGTGGGTTGGGGAACACAGACTTCAACGGCTGACGGATATGGCTTACCAAGTAAATTGGAATACATAACTTTCAAGGGTGGTCCCCATACTGGCTCACAAGGCACCTCCTTAAAAGATCAATCCCCAGACGAACACTCCTCTAAGATAGATCGTAGCAACATCTATGATGAGAGTATCTATGAGACTGCTGGGTTACCCACAGACTATGGCAAAGGTACCAGGCAGTCTAACTTACACGCAGACTTTGATACTGGAGTAACAGTTGAATTTTGGTTAAACACTGGCTCAATCAGCACATCACTGACAGAGAAACAAGTTCTTTTTGATTGGTGGAACCAAGAAGCGGCATCTAGTAATAGCTACGGTCGCATTCTAGTAGAATTAACCAGCTCAACTAGTAGAAACGGCGCCGCACAAAAGCCTTTTGTTGTCACTGTGATGTCTGGCACTACAACAACAAGAAACTTTATTAGTCTTGGAAGTAGTAAACTGCATTACGAAATGTCAGATTGGAAACACTACGCTATCTCCATGGTCAACAGTGGCTCTCTTTTTAAGACAAAATTATACGTTAATGGAAAATTAGACGATGAATCCAGGCGAGCATATGATTTGTCCGCCGCGTTCCGCTCATACAACTCATCTACCGTTACTTCCTCATATAGCTCGGAAGAAAGTTTGCAAGGTTGGTGGCGCCTCAACGATGTCGTGGGACTCCAGTGGCCTGATAGCAGCGGTAAAAATCGAAATGGTATCTGCGACGGAGCAGACCTTCCAACAGTTAGCACAAGCTTGAGACCACATCTTTATATTTCACCTTCTGGTAGTGCAACTTTCGATGGTTCTAATGATCATATTGAAATTGGCACTGACAGTTTATGGGATTCATTGATTGGGAACGCAGAAGGTTCGACACAACAAATGTCATTTGCTGCTTGGATTTACAAGACAGATGGTACATCGGGCACAACAACTAGAGACAGAATTATAGACTTTGCTGACACAGACATAGGATTCTGGACTGATGCAGATGAAAAATTAAACTTTAATGTTAAATGGGGCGCCGGAACCAGCTATACTTGGTCAACAGCAAATAGTGTCATACCCTTAAGTACCTGGACACACGTAGCCGTCACTTACGATGCTAACTCAACGTCCAATAATCCAGTAGTATACGTGAATGGGGCAGTAGTTGCATGGGCTTCTTCTCCCAGTTCGAGAACGGGTGCTTATTATGGGATCATCGGCGCCGGCGATTCAGATGATTGTTTAATCGGAGACAGCACGTCTGGCACCGGACCCTTCAAAGGAAATATCGCAGATGTTGCTGTATGGAACACACCGGTGTCGGCAGCAGATATAAAAACAATTTACAGTGCTACTGCTATGCCGGCTAAAACGACAGCCCTGATAGCTGATCTAAACAATAAATCTGCCATCGGACGAATTGGAGCTTTGCAGACCGCCCCGGTCGGAACTTCTGGCGCTCCCGGCGCCGGCAAGCTTTCCGGCTCTATTGACGAGTTTAGGTTTTGGAAAGCAGAACGAAACGCTGCACAAGTAGCAGAAAATCACTTCGACAGAGTTGGCGGCGGCTCTAATACAGATATCTCAAACACTACATTGGGTGTCTATTTTAAATTTAATGAAGGAATCACTGGTGTCACCGCGACTGACAGTATAGTATCAGATTATTCCGGACGAATATCCAACGGAGCATGGACAGGATATGCTGCTCAGTCTAGAAACACAGGTTCTGCGATTTTGTCAGCCTCGGCAGCTATATCAGAATATGAAGAACCGATCATAAGATCAAATCACCCGAACTATATATCCGTCCGACAAGATTTATTAGATGTTGGTAAATTTTACGACTCGACTAACCATTCAGCATTCGTAAATCACGCACCAAGTTGGGTTCTTGAAGCTCACGAAGATACGGAAAACAACAATCTTGACGTTATTTCTCATATTGTGGGCTCATATTTTGATAATGTCCACTTGTTGACAAAAGAGTTTCCAAAGTTTAAACAAGTAAATTATGTAGGCGAATCAGGATCAGCTATACCCTTCGCCAATCATCTTCCGCAATCTTTGGGTATGTACGTACCTGATATTTTTGTAGATGCGTCAGTACAAGAACAGTTGTTAAACAGAAACGACACAAGAATATTTGAGAATAATTTATTTGATACTAAAAACTTAATTTATCAAAATTTATATAACAACCTTGCTAACATCTATAAAGCCAAGGGTACCGAAAACGCATTTAAAAACGTTCTTAGGTGTTTCAATATTGATGACGATCTTGTGCAGTTAAAAATCTATTCTGATAACAACATCTACGAGGTTAAAAATAACTTAAAACAAATAGTTTCGATTAATAAATCCGCAAACTTCAATAAAGCGTCCCAAACCAGTGCAGTTGTTTACCAGAGAAGTGCCTCAACTAATCAAGATTCGAGAGGATTCATATCAGGTTCATCGATTCAAGGCTACACCGGCGGTGCCTACGAAAAAAACTACGGGTTTACAGCAGAAGCCGATGTTATCTTTCCTAAGTTTTTTAATACGAAAGATCGAGTCGACCGTTCCTTCACCCAAGTATCGTTATTCGGCGCTGTACAGTTAGCACACCCGGTTAACCCGGCTCACCAAAAAGGAACGAACACTTCCACACCACGCACTGGTTCGATAAGTCGTTTAGCAAACTTTCAAGTCTATGCTGTTCGAGACGCTTCAAATTCAAAAAACGTACGTTTCAAACTAGAGTCGTCAGGCTCAGCCAACCCTTTTCCGACTTTAACGAGTAGTCTTTTCAAGGGTGTCTATGATAACAATAGATGGAACCTTTCTGTCCGCTTAAAGCCCAAGTCTGTGGGATTGACCGGCTTTGTTAGTGGTTCAAGTCTGGGCTATGATTTGATATTCCGAGGTGTCCACTCTGTATTGGGCACGATTAAAGATTCATTCCAAGTTAGTAGTTCGATATCTGCAACAACTGGTTCTAACTTCTTAACAAACCATAAAAGACTTTATGCAGGTGCTTATAGAAACAACCTTACAGGTACTTTAGTTTCCAATTCAGATGTTAAAATTTCAAATGTTAAATATTGGGCCAAACATCTTGAAAATTCAGATTTAGAGCTTCATTTATACGATGTAAACAACTCTGGTGTTTCTGGTTCTTATAAAAATATTTCTGCCCTCGATACTTCAACCAACATGGTTGACAACTTAAACAAAGATACCTTGGTATTAGAATGGAATTTCGATGCTCTCACAAGCTCAAACGCAGCAGGCAATTTTGTAACTCAAGACTTTAGTTCAGGCTCCTCAGTTATTAGAGAAAATTATGGTTGGCTTGGTAAACTAACAGGGTATCAATACAGTGGCTATGGAAATTTCTTTGATGCTTCATCGACTAATGTGATAGACAGAGAAAGAGTTAATTCTTTTAAGTTTGTAGATCCCGAAGAAGTTGTTTCTTCTGAAATGATCAGTATTTTGAATGATGATGACGAGCTTTTAGGCTTCGAACAGACAATTCCAAATTATGTCATTACAGCAGAGAAAAGTATGTACCGCGCAATCTCTGAAGAAATGTTGATCTTTTTCTCTGGAATCGTAGACTTTAACAACACAATAGGCGCCCCTGTTAATAGATATCGCGGTCGTTACAAAGATTTAGAAAAATTGCGTGAAGCTTTTTTCCGTCGCGTAAAAGACACAAAGGATATTGAAAAATTCATCAATTATTACAAGTGGTTTGATACTGCAATAACTGAAATATTTTCTCAATTAGTGCCCGCTTCCGCTAATTTTGTAGATGGCATCACTAACTTGGTTGAGAGTCATGTCTTAGAAAGAAACAAATACAGAACACCATTCCCTACTTTGGAAGCGAAGCAGCCCGATCCAGAAGCAGCCATGTATGGTGTTGGCGAAAAGAATTATCCATATGAAACTGGGTTTACAACGCTACCAACTTCTCCACGTAAGACCACTAAACAAGTTGATTATTGGAAAATGCGCGCTGAACGTAGTTCAGTCGAAATTAGTTCGGGCGATGCAAATATCGATAACCAGAGAGAGAAATTCAGAGAGGTTATCAACTCAAGACCAGTATTGTCTTCCAGCAGAGATAACATAATTGTCAGCAACGCTTCTACCAAATACACACCAAAGAAATTTGCAAACAAGAATTTCCAACAAACGAATATTTTTTCATCTGATATACCTAACGCAAGAACTTATAAAGGTGGTACAAACTTTTCTATAGATAAAAATATTGAATTCTCAAAAGCAGCGTTATATCCCGGCGGACCAGTTAATCAAAAAGGCGGAGTCTTTGTTCCTCAAAACATACTGCTGTCTTTTAACGACGATTTCCTAGCGATCACTGATTTTAAAGATCCCAGCAAGACTCCTGCTAAGAAAATTAAAAGAGTAGTTCCTGTTGATTACGGTCGACACCATGACGACAAAGACGGTTATTACCATGTTAAATCGAGTAAAGCGTTTCCGTTTAATATAATTAGCTCCTCTTTAAACAGTGGATATCAGTCTGATGTCCAAGCTGGTCTTGGGCTTAATATAGAAATCACGAACTTACACAACGATGTATATGGCGAGGATCAAGAAAAGCCATTACAAGGAATTTTTACGGAACACAATGTCGGAGGAAATCAACACAGGCATACTCCCTTAAATACAGGTACAGATAATAATAACAATCGCCCTGAAGCGTGGAGAATTTTGCTGGGTGCCTGTGCAGCCAGTGTTTCCGGAGCCATCGGTATGGTCGGTGCAGACTATCCGATGTCACCAGATTATGTCGCGCCTCCAGGCGCAAACCAGCCATACCCTCACGCTGATTATCCGAGAGCAACACACTATCGCGATATGGTTGCAAAAAGACCTTTTAACTTTAAGAATATTAGGATTACGGGTTCGACAAAACTCGGTAACTATACAAACACATACGAAATTGTTAGCACGTTTGGAGCCCACTCCAACCCAAGGCAGTTTATTGAAAATCTACCAGTGCTTCCGACTAACGTATTTCAAGGCGCTGCAACAAGCTCAACATCAGTACGTACGTTCTTAGACACAAAACCAACAAGAGATTATGATACAGTTGACCGAGAACATTTCAACTTTGTTAATGAATACAACGTTGGATACTTAACCGGCACAGCTAACAAATCTGTCATTAAAACAAAATTCTCGGCCCCTGGTGGCATTGAGGTAATGACACCCGGATACACCGACTTTAGAGCAGATGAGTTCTCGGTTTATAACGCTTTGAACTATAAGAATCTTTCAGTTCTCAAGCCATCTCAAGGTCCGAGCGGAACTATCTCTGAAACATACGGAATCAGAGTCAACGATATACACAATCTAGACTTTGGACTCCGTTCACACCTCGCACGCCATACAGCTCGGTTCGGTCGCGACTCGAATCTTGCATTAAATCCCGGGGCATCATACGCAGAATTACCCGGAATGCACAAAGTACACCGCAATAATTTACAAAGAGATAAGGTGCTTACCGAAACTGTAGTCGGGGTTCGAACCGGACCACGCCTGATTAATGACAAATCTCTTTACTGGGGCACAGACGCCAGCCGCGGCATGCAATTAATTAATGCAGACTCAGCCTCGGCAAGCACTTTTTTAACGTCTTCAAGAGCCAGCGGGTTCAGCTACGCAGCGTGGATTAGATTTAGTCCCGCCTTTAATCAAGGGCACCTATACAATCTCGGAAAATCAGGCGCCGGCGGCGATCCGTTTTTTGAAATAAAGAAAAATTATGTTTCTAATGCTCATCGATTGGAACTTTTTGCACGAACAAGAGCAACGGATCCTCATGGCGGCACCGCGGCACTCGCACAGTATTATATAACGTCTAGTGTTCTCGACGATGGAAACTGGCATCATCTTGCAGTCGTTTGTCCAACATCAAGCACCAATGGCGCCGGATACATTGGCACGGATGTCGCTATGTACATCGACGGCGCCGCATTGAATGTTATAACAGGCACATCTCCAAATAACCGATTCGACGCAAAAAGGGTTGTCGGTACATATCAAGTTCGCTCAAAGGTAAAAAGAGACGGACAAACAGCACTGGTTATAGGTGGGCAATCAGACGGCACCGGTACCGGAGGCGGTAGCAGTATATTTACTGGCTCGATGGATCAAGTTACTCTGTGGGTTGGCTCTTTAAGGGCTACAGACGTTGCTGCTTTATATAATGGCGGAACTCCCTGTGATGTTACTTCCTCGGCTCCATACGTTAGTTCAAGCGCTACACTGTACGCTTGGTATAAAATGGGTGGTGCAGAGAGGGATGATAAACTCAACACTTCAAACACTGGCGTATTTGTTAGTGGATCGAATGTAGTTTGGGACTGGAAGCCAGAAAACTCTAGGAACTTGTTTCCGATGTCGGCTGTTAATACAAATTTCAACACATTAACTATGTCAAATGCATACAGGAATGAAATTCCAGCACCATTGGCTGGCTGTACTCCTCCAATATCTAGATACGAAACCCAGCGCACGTTCAAATCTAGTTCATTGTATGATAACTTCTTTGTTAAACATCAAATTCCACGTTCTTCAAGACAATATGCCTGGATTACCGCATCCTTAGTCTCCACTAACGGACATGTTGGTTTTGTCCCCACAGACTTTAAGATTTCAAGCTCAGCTGGGTATATCGATGCATACAACTTTGTCAGTGCCAGTGAGATCGGCAGTTATGACCCAACCATGGCAGCGCGCAGATTTGGGTATCGAGCTTCCAACGGCGCCGGCTACTTGCAACAAGTTAGCGATTTAAACTTAAATATTTATGAGCCGCTTACCTCCTCTACTAACACTTTGGGACAAGGGACAACTCATATCATTGATTATATCAACAATGCTGATGCACTCGTAAAAGTTGTCCCACTTTCACGTTCTCCTAATGCTTTCAACAATCTTATGTTTAAGCGTGGCAACCAGTACGGTTTCCCCTCCTGGAAACAAACGCGACAAGCACAACATCCGATTATCAGAGAGCAGAGAAAAGAAAACAAACTGCAGATCATGATTGATCAGGCGCCAAGAACCTATAACATGCAACCAGTATCTTTCCGACAGAAAATACAAGAAATAGGTATTCAAGATGTTACCGGTCAACGACACAAGTTAAAAACTACTCACCAGCCTCAATATTTTGCTACAACAGAGTTAGACAATAGATTAATAAGTGTCACTGCTAACGAAAGAGTAACGCCGTTGCAAGCTGTTGTTATAGCATCGTATCAAGCACCTTCAATCACGAATATTAACTATATTAAATATTCTGAAGCTTCTTACCCCGCATCAAGAAATGAGTTTGTTAGCCATTCTACACAGCGACTCAACTATTCAAATGATTACTGGCACAGCAACCGAGAACAAAGAAACATATTGGGTGCTGACCTTTATACTGGCACTTACTTCACTCAAGTCACTGGTGCTTACGTCCGGACAAGTGCACTTGGATATAAAGTTTCTGCGAGTGCCTGGGCTTTGGACGCACCAACACACTTCTTAACCAGAAGAGGACCCTCGGCTGAAAATAAAAATACTGCACAAATCATAGCTCGATGGGGTGAAGCGCCTCAACGTAATTACGATTGGCTCGGGACCGGTTCCGCCGGCGAACTTCAAAATGACTGGCAATCATTCTTTATCGAATCTAATAAATATCCTGGCGCCCCCACCGGTCAGGGTACTTTTTTTGCAAGAGATGTATATCGAGCTTATAATGCTGTAGCATCACCTTTGTACGCAAGAAAGCATCTACTTAGTTCACCGTTATCGGTCATTAATCCAAACTCAATAACCAATACATTAGCCGGACGTAATGGCGTTGCGCCAAACTCGCAAACTGCTAGATTGGGATTTAGTCGGGCTGCAGGTCCAGCAGCCACGCCATGGCTTATCTCCTCCGCCTCCGAGATATTTGCAGGAGAGGCTCTGTGGGAAGCCAATAAGAATGCGGTGATAATTTCAGATGTTCTACCCAACTATAAGGATCAGGGACGGACTCGGTACCGCGGCAAGTTTACCCCCACAGCGCCGGCGTACGACTCATATGCTAAGTTTGTTGAATCAATTAGGTTGCAATCTAGAGGCAGATCAATAGTACCAGAGTACAGGATCAGTAGGAACTTACCGGACTACTTGAGTTACGGCAGTCCATTTTCTGAAGGCAAACAAGATTATTTTGATATCCCAGGATCTTCAATTAATAGTTCGCAGCAAGGCTTCTACATCGATTACTCGAACTCAGATTTCCTGAAATATTTTGCAGAAGTAGGAAGCAATTCTGGACTTAATCCGGCAGAAATAAGATTAGTGTGCTCCGCATCTATAAAATTCCATCCATACAAGGGATTCTTCCCCTCTCAAAGAACAATGGATTTGGTGTCCGAATTTAAAAACTCTTACGAAAACCACGCAAGAACTAAAGTTAAAATTGCTGCAGCTGCCGGCTCCAACGCTTATGCTGGAAAAAATGTATTTAATGTAGTACCCGGCGGATTTAGACCAGTAATGCAAACATACTTTGCTCCCGGTATCTTATATAACACAATTAAGTCCGGAATAGCTGTAGACTATCCTATTTTATACAACAGATATAAAATGCTGGTTGGGAGCCATTATATAAATACATCATACACTGCATCAACAGGCGACTATGCAGCCACAACCACAAACTGTGGTCCGCACGTGCCGATTATGTCAGATTATATGATCAATACAAGAACTGAAGAATTTATGACTGCCAGTTCATCTGGAAGTTTAGAAAAAGGCGTAGTGCCGGCAAACAGACTTGATCGTGGGTATGGATCGTTTTGGGATCAAAGAGTCCCATTTGAAGCAATTATCGAACCCAATATGATGGCCAATACACAGTTTGCTGACTGTGAAGCTCACCCTTCGGCTACTATAAACGCAGTGGCATCCTATGAAGCAAGTTCGGATCCAACTTATACCTTGATGGCTAAAAACTTCTTTGGAGGGGTGGCTGATTTTTACTTAAAGAACTCGGAGTTTACCTCGTTAAAATCAGAAACTGTGTACAAAGACGACTACCGATTTGAAACCGGTTCTGTTTTCATGGCTAGAGTAAAAATGCGTCGTTCGGTGACCGGCTCAAGAGATTATAGTTTCGAAAGTGGTTCCTTCATGCCTGAGTCATACACTCAAGGCGGTGGAACAGCGCTGTTACCTAGACTATCTACCGGTCCCACTGACACTGCTGCAATTATGTATGACCAAGGCTCTTATTTCGAGTTGCCGCAGGATCCAATGTTTGCGCCGAACTTTAATGAAACATTTACAATGTATAGTCGACCTACCGCGTTTGGTCCGCCGGTCGCTGGTCATGCTGGAAACGTAACATCTAGTCACAGCTATTTTCCGACTACGTCACAGGGTCTTACCCCAATCTCAGCATACACTAGCAGTGCACACAGATCTGGTTCTGGAGACACATATCAGATTATGGACTCTGTTAAAGGATATAACTGGTCCTTCACTCCGCCATACTATCACGGTGAATCGTGGGCAGATTTAATATTCCGACCTAAAGGCGACGTCGCTTACGATCTTGAAAGAATCTTGGCTGAGACAACGGTTAACTATTGGAGAGTGGATCCTGGACCGAAATTAAAAGGCTATGGTATTACCTATTCTGCTAATCATATTTCATCTCAAGTCGGCGCCTCTGGTTCAATCGGGAGCAACACAAGTTACCGTCCTAAATATGGATATATAGCAAATCAAGAATACACAAGTCTTATCCATGATCCAAAATATAAAGGTCAGGGAGAAGTAGTGAGTACAGCCCCGTACGCTGGATCCAGCATTAATGGCAATTCAATGCAACTTAGTGCGAGCCTCAACTTATTTGGTGTTGAAAGGGTGTTTAAAGAAACTACCGGCACTTCGGCAAATTCGGCAAACAACGCAAATGGTCTAAAAAGTGATGTTGCAGCCGAACAAACCAATGAAGTTGTTGGTAAGCGATGGATCATTAGTACAAAATTTGAAACCCCAATGCTCAACTTTAGCGACAAGTATCAGCAGATGCCGGTTAGTTCTTCTATTGATCGAACGAAAGGTAATGTTTTATTAAATTATCGAACATCTACTAAGACGTTGCCAACATTTGGAAGCGCTTCTGCTCCTAACGGAATGTGGCATCAATTCGGCGAAATTCCGCGTGATAAGAAAACAGGGGTGTTTGTTGAAATCGATGACATGCCTAAAAACTGGCTTAGAAACCATTACCAAGTAAGGTTGTCTGGTAGTATTTATAACGATGGTATTCCTGATTACGCCGGTGCATTAGCGAAAGAAGGGCAAGTCGGCTCTCTTCGCGATCTGTGCGGGTTTAAGAAAACCAAAACAAACTCTAGAATTGGAGAACTGAAAGACTCTCATACTATAAACGAAGCTATCGTCGCGATTCCCTATGTGGTTGAATCTACGAGCGAAAATTTAAAAGATTCGCAAACATTCAGCAACTTTAATGGAAAATACTTGTTTAGGCTACCTGCCGCCGGCGAGTCAACCTCACCAGACGCTGCAGCAGTTATCAACAAACAAACGCAAACAATGAACAAATATATTTTGCCTCCGCAGTTCGACTTTATTAACTATCCTGATAATGCCGCCCCGGTTGTGATGTATTTCTTTGAATTTAGCTATACCTTTGATAAAGATGACTTATCGTATATGTGGCAAAATTTAATGCCGAGAAACCACGAGAAAGGATTCTTTAAAACTGCAGTCGCAGAACACAGGTTATCTGCTGGCTATCCCTTAGAAGCCGGCGACATTTTAAATAATACGAACATGAGATGGATGGTTTTCAAAGTAAAACAACGTTCCCAGGCAGATTACTATGACTATGTTAATCGTCAAGCCGGCTCTTCGGAGACAATCAGCAGGGATGATGATAGCCCAATGCAGTTTAATTGGCCGTATGATTTCTGTTCCATAATCGAGTCAATTAATATGGACACAGAGGTACTCTTTAATAACAGACCCGAAAACTCGGGTAAAAATACCTCGGTAAATTACGGCGGTTCAATTAGTTCTGAAGGCAATATAACTGCTGCTAGTGCTGCTACATATACGGCATCTCCGACGCAAAGTCTTGCAACAATTCCAAGTGGGCAAGTCCTAAATACAAATGTATCCGCCACTCGAACACAGATGTCTTCGGCACCAACACAAGCCGCGGCACCAGCGGCCACCGCCGGGGCGCCCAGTGGTAATAATATAGGAAATTACTGATGGCTAAATTTATAAACAAAAAAGAACAAGTTTTTGATATACAATTGACACCGTACGGTCGACACTTGATGTCTTTAGGAACATTCCAGCCAAGTTACTATGCTTTTTTTGATGATAATATTATCTATGATGGAAATTATGCAGGAATAACTGAGGCTCAAAGTGAAATAGGGCAAAGAATTAAAAAAGATACTCAATATATGGAAGGCTTGGTGCTATTTGAGAATATCGAAGATGTCTTGACTAATACAAATCCACCAATTACACAAGAGGGTTCTGATATAAATTACTTTGAAGTTGATGTTAGCCCAATACAGATAACTCCTAAAAAAGATTCTTATCGTTATACGTCTATGATCGGAGATGCTCACCTAGATGGAGAGCAGCAAATTGCTCCCGGATGGAAGGTAGTAACACTGAACGGAAAAATAACCAGCACAGAACCGTCGGACCACAAAAATGATATTAAAATACCACAAGTAAATATCGAATTGAATTATGAAAAAACAATAGCAGCCGCAAATTATGGCGTTGAGCTGAGAGAGCAGAGTCTTAGGAAAGCAATTTCTCGAACCAGAACATTCAGAGACAATAAAATAATTGAACTTATTAGTGATGATTTGTTAGTTTATGTTGAAGAACTAAACACAGACATGCTTACTGAAAACTTTGATATTGAAATTTTTGAAATTGAAGATGATGGAGCCTCATTGGGCGGTTCTCATCTTGAAAAAAGAGATGCGTTTAAGAGAAAATACTTTAAAGAAGATCATCAAAGAATTATGGGCTCAATGATGACGGAAGAGTCATTGAACGCATTTGATCCAATTGATGATGATATAAGAAATATTGATTTAAACTACACAACGTCCAGTGTTGGGTATTATTTTGATATGCTCAAAGATCATCAAATTGATCCTGAAATCGCATGCAAAAATGCGGAAATTTTTAATAGAGAAAGCTATTATGTTGATTTAGATTTCGACTGTACTGAGACGAATGAAGACTCAAATATCTACGTAGACCTTTACGGTCCTGTAACGGAGCCAGAAATATGTCCATAAAACAATTTATCGCCTCAATGGGGGAAGAAAGTATAAACACTCCGCTTCCTGTGCCTTATATGGAGAGTGTAGAAATACATGACAACAAAATAGTAATAATGACGTCCATGTATATACCTGTTCAGAAACAAGACTACGCTTTTGATCAGGGGGCAGCCTATCTTGAAACTTTTAATAATTTAGCTATAGTTATAATGGCATTATTTGATAGAAATTCAAATACAGACGCATGCGGGATAGCTCCCGAATTCACAGAAAACTTATTCACAGACTTATCTACTTCTGCGTGGACAGATTACACTCAACACAAAGTATCACCTATTAGATACTTTTACGGTGAAAACACTTCTACGATGTCCGATCCGTCGTATGAAAGTGAGTTTACAGAAATAGTAACTAATTTTGTGTTTAATCAGGGCGAAGCCGATCTGTCTGAAGTGTATACTCATATGGCAGTTTACACGAATCTTTTTGCCGAATACTCGCTCCCATTGAACTCGGAGGGGGAACAACACTCCGCCACATTTCCCCAAATAATTGACTATGTAGAAGATTCGGTAGCGTCAGCCGGCGGCGCCATCCCTTCGGGTATGACTACTGGTGAGTGGGCAGATGCGGATTCCACCGCCTACGACTCTAAACTTAGATCGGTCATTATCGATTTAATCAATCAAGCAATAGAAAATAATGACTACCCTTTAGTTATCGCATTGTTTGGGCACCTCACATACCCAGCAGATTTCTTCCCAACACCCGTTAATGAGTCGGGATTAATACCAAATATGCAAATAGTGAAAATACACGCAAAAACAGCGCCGGTATCAAAGCACTTCACCGATTTCGCAGCCAATATAACGGATGTGCTACAAAAAGAAGATGGCTCAGTAATCTTAAAACTTTCTGCAGAGCACACTATTAACGGTAGCCAGTTTTCGCCTGCAGTATATGGAAGAGAAAATCAAATTGGAATTAAAAATATGGGATTTGTAGCATTCACTGCTCCATGGTTTGGCGACCGCGGTCGCTCAATTGAAAATATTCATCACGAAATTCGCGATGCTGTTATTTCAGAAAGTTCAGAAGTAGTGTATTGGGAAAACAGTATTTCAGCCACCAACCATATATTAGTTATTACAAACGATGAAGTCGCACGGGATCCCGCGGTGGCTTACGTCGATGCTAATGGCAGAGTTTACCAGGAAGCGATGAGATCCTTAGACGGGACTTACTATGATTCAACAAGTACCCCTCTTGAGTCTGTGATATCGAGCATGACAACCGCAGTAACAGATTCTGCAATCTCCGCAGATACAACCCTTTCTTTTCAGTATATATTATCGCAAGGAACACTAAACCCTACAGATATATTACCAGTAATAAATAAATACAGAAAAGCATTTCCCGATAAAAGTACGACTACTTCTGAAGGGCAATTTTATAATGCTTTTGCTGAAATTCTATATAATACGAACACAACATTAAAAAGAGGAACACAATTATCTAAGGTATTGATGACCAATCCAATTGTGAAAGATTGGAGGACCAACATATATGGTTCTGGGGGTACCAGCACTCACGTAGGCGACGATTACCAGCAAGCATATTATGAGCTGTTTAGTCTCGAAAATGCGTTGTGGAGCAGATACACCGAAGTAACGGGGCACGATCCAGAAGAAGCCAATATTTCAGAAGTCACTGACGCAGACTTCGGCTCAGCGGGCAATCCCATTGTTATGGGCGCTGTGGGTTTAAACGACGATAGCTGGGCATATGAGGAATATACCCGTACAGGTGGACAGTGGAATTATAATTTTATCGACCATGGCTTTATGTTTTTTAATTACGAAAAAGCCCTCAAGACAACTAGCATCGCATCTAGGTACTTGAACATTACAGCATATGAAAAATACTTTGGTTCTGCTACTCTTAATAGCTTATTTACAATGGAGCAGTGTTACTTTAAAGCATATTGGGGAGATCCCGATGATCCATATCCCATTACCCTGGAGGCTGGACTCGGCGAAACCATCGAAGCTATGGACGCAGTATATTCAATAGGAACTATGGTGTTAAACATGCCTGATCTCACAAGAACTGATTGGTCCAGTCAGTGGACCGAATTTGTCGGTACCGATCTTGTCACTGTTGGAGGAAATGCCGACGGGGGCATGAATCTTGATAAATTTGATGTCACTGTAGAAAATGCATTACCCGAGGCTGCAGGGCTCGTCTACGAATCAGCAGAAGGGATGATGAAGAGCGACGACGGCATTAAGATAGCCAATGAGTTTGGCGGCGCCGACGCCATGACCAGAAGTACTGAATATTCGTTTTTGGCACTCAGAGGGTTCAGCCCGGTTACAGTGCAAGATGGAGTAGACCCTTTCCACGTTAGTGAGACTTTTTTTGATGAAAACCCTATAAATTATAGATTAGCGTGTATTGAATTTCAAAAATGTGATGCTTATGACGGATTCGAGGGAGCCCATAGCATGAGTATTGTTGCTGATTTAGCACAAGAAGTAGATGAATCTAGCCGCGGCGGGGCATTTAGAACAGCTATATTGGTGAAAGATAAGACCCACCAAGTGATACTTGATATGAAATATAAATTAGAAAATACAATTTTTATGTTTGAGCAATACCGCTCCGCAGCCAATGATAAATGTTCTTTTAATGAGACCACCGGATTTTTTAATCAATTTTTTATTGATACCGTGTTATCAAATTGGCCAGATTCTGCCGATGCTCCATATTTTAAATCAATTGTAGAGTTAATAATTTTTGAAGACATTTTCTTTGGCACATACGGTGGAGATTCAGAATTAATATTAGAAGAGATTAAAGTATTAACATACAGTGTATCTCCAAATACGGGCACAGTTAGTGGGATTGAGAACGCTTGGGGTCGATTTGGGTTTATTGAAGAAGCTCTTGACAGTATGGTTACCGATGTTGGGGAAGTGCTTATAACCGCAGGACACATTTATGGACATGCCCCTCTTTATGATGAAGATTACAGCGCCGCAGAAACTACCTTTAACGTGGGTGCCCTTGATGCCTCCGTCAAAGTCCGTGAAGGGGCTGACGAAACCTTGATGCCTGACACCTATGAGTACAATTGTTATACTCCTGATGCTGGATATGATAATTATCCTTTGTACCCTGCTGACCTGACGATCACCACAAGCCAATATGAGCTTCCTGATCCGCCAGACCAGGATTTGGTAGGCACTCCGGACGTAACAGACGAACCGTTGGCTCTTAAGCTACAGGAACTTCAAGACGCCTACGAACTCAGTAACAGCGTCTTAGAAGCCATGATTGACGCGTTCCTGGAGACCATGTGGGATATAGAAGGTCGATATGGATTTGACTATTTCCAATGGGATAATATCGATATTCTAAATAATCTGTCCTGGAAGATAGGCAGTACGTTCCCGGATATGGATGATATCAATAATTATACAGATCCATACGGGAATATGGGAGCCTCAGCCGCTTCTTCTCATCTGTATATGATAGAAAATTTTTCAACCATTGCTAACATATTCGGAGACATGATGAGTTTTCTTAATAGCTCAACCCCTTCTGAATTAGCCACTCTGGTACCTGAGGCCATTGGCAACATGTTCAGTTCCGGCGCCTACAGCGCCACAGCATCGGTTAGTGATTATATGTCCGGGAACAGTGACAGCTTACAAAACATCCAATCTTTGCAAATGTCGATCCTTTCAATGCGCGGCGCGATGGCACCAATGCAAATGAATAACTTTTCGTGGTTATAGCAATAAATTACTAATAGCATATATTTAGTAAAGAAGGAAATTAAAATGGCATCTTCAATAAAAGCATCGAAATTTAACGCGCAAGCCATGGCTAATAGCCCTGTGCCAAGAAAAAGAATTATAAATGGCATCCCAACCCGACCAGATAGTGCAGGGTTAGCGATGAACAAATTAGTTTCAATATTATCAAAAAATGGATATATGCCTCAAGACACAGGAGAGGGTGCTTCTTATGTGGATGTTGCAGGTCTATGCTTGTCTGCTATGGCTATCACAGTTGAGACTATAGATTCTGAGGAAAACAGTATGACATTTAAAGAAACTAATAAAAAACCTCAAAACGAAGCAGACAAAAATAATGAAGCGCAAAGAAAAAACTATACCAACGACACTTTTCCAAACCAAAATGATCCATACTACGAGATGGATAAAAGCCCACCAGATTATGTTAAAGACAGAAATGAAAAAGCTAAGCGGTCTTCTAAAGATAATGACAATAGGTCCATCGTAGAACTTATCACAAGAATAGGTATGGTAAATCTAGCTACGCCGGATGCATATAGATTAAAACAACTTGTGGAGAACAAATAAATGTCTGACCCTCAAATAAGCAGTACTGCGCAAGGCGGTATCAAATGGAAGACTCGGTCACTCTACAGCGTAGACGGTGATACGAGTGCCGAGTCGGTGGACCCCCCCACTAGCGAACTCAGAGAAGGTGATGTTGAGTCCGCCTCCAGCATGACATATAATAAAACATATTTATATTATTCTGGATCAATTATTGATCAAGTTTCTTATATGCAGTACGGTTATCAAGACAATTTTAGGTGGTCTGACCACGTGTATGTTTATGCAAACCAAACTACTACGTACAGCAGACAAAAAGTTTACACCAAAACCGGTGTAATTAATCACACTATAATAGGCTTTGGCGACTTCGAAGAGACCACCTCCACTGACGTCTATGAGTGGGTTACCAGAGAAGTAACGCCGTCTGTCGAGGTATCTCAAAATGTTGAAGAACTGTATGTACAACCTTCATCAGTTGGTATAGTTAGTGAAACAGACAGGTTTATATATCCACATAGTTCGCCAGTAGGGGACTCCGATGGATTTGACTCACATACACAAGAACAGACTTACACGGATAATCCGCTAATAACACACGATTACTATGAATACACTGAAGAAGAGGTGTTTGGCGAAGACCGCACTCATGCAGTAATAACCTCGATTTCTTCAGCAGAAGCAGCATTTATTAATGACCAGTTTGAAACAATTGGTGGAGCATCTACTGCAGAATTTATGACCGCGCAAATAGACAAATATGCGTTACAAATCTATAATTCATCAATGTTGACAAAAAACATTTTCGCGGTCAACGGAACTAAGCAGATAAGACAAAGTAATTTAAGAGAAATCCCAAATATTGAATCTGCATTTTCGGCATCAGTTAACACTAACTTATCTGATGGTGCAGAGGCAGTGTTGATTGACGAATACACTGAAGCACCCGATCCGTCTGGTTTTGAAATGTCTCCTGACTTCACCGCGGTATATGGATCATGAAAATAAGCGTTCAACTCCGTGATTCCAACTTAATCACTGGCTCAAGTGATAGATTGAGATTATCTCTTGGGGGATATTACCAAATTAAAAATTCTACGTTTGATACAACCGGTCTTCAACGTACGTTAGACTACACGCCACCCGACGAAGCGGGCACGCCATCAGAAGACTTTGGTTTTGACGCAGAACCTGTCATAGACACTATACAAACAGCTATGATTAGTGCGGTAGTGGCGAATACTGAATTAGCCACAACCATTTCGCCAGAGTCAATGTTTCCATACTACACTATACCAATGTCTATAATCGGCGTCGGTCCGAGCCCGGCACCCGGAGAAGCCCATGCCTTGACCGACGACGCAATTATTTTAAATTCCGATGAAAAATGGAAAAAATATATTATGGGTGGCACTTTTAACGAAGTAGAATATCCAGGTGTATATCAGGTCGGTACTTACAATGTTAATAACCTATCATTTAGCGCTCCATACGAGTTATTATCAGTAAAAGCAATTGATGAAGAAAATCAAAGTTCCTATGAAACAATAGAGTCAAAATCTGTTTATAACATGTACTTACCGCAATATCAATCTCAAATCGCAGCAAACGAAGAAGCAACTTTGTTAAATATTTACGATTTATTATATTGTTCTGTGTACAGTCAGTATGAAGTTTTTGCTGATGTTAAAGAACGAATTACTCTAAGCGAATTGTATAATCATGATGTGGACTCAGTTTTTGCATCATTGGAACAAGAGGTTCCTGCATTAATAAAAACAGCAAACGAAACGCCTGAAACAACTCCTACGGACACTAGAAAATATGTTGACTCATATCAGCCCATACGAGAATACTATTATAGTCTTGCTCTTAGTGGCGCTTTTGGAGCGATAGGTGGAGTCAACAACGCATTATTTAATAAAAAAGCAGTCTCAGATTTATTTGGGTTAGCGCACACTTATGGTGACGGAGACAACTCCGCTTTTTACCCATTCTATAATAAGATTGGCTTGCCAACATTCGATGGAGGACCTCTGAATTCACTAATTGTTACACAAGAATTTGATGATCTTTTATTAAAATCAATAAATGACATATTCGTAGCCGGAGTGTACGAAACGGCAGAGAACGGTTTTGTGCAAGCAGCAGAATTTAACTCACTTAACGGTGACGGAAATTTATATGAAGCACATACCACAGATAATATTTCTTTAAAATATGTTGATTTTAAAAGAGTGTTAGCCGGCATAACTAATAATCCGGCTGTGGCTACTGTTGCTACTGATTGTCGTTTTATTGGAGAAGCCAATTATGCCAAGCGCGCTATCCTCGATAATAACACTGTTATGGCACATATTAATAAAAAAACCGCAACCCACATGCTCGACGGAATACAGAAAGGTTTGCTATCCGTAGACCCCGTAGGCACCTTGCCATCAGAGATTACACCAGATAGCTATATGCCATGGTCGAATTTAGATAATTTTAAGATTAATGATTTTTTGTCTATGGCGGATGGCGACCTTAACAATAGAGCAGAGTGTGTAGCACTTAGGATTAATAAAAGAAACGTTGTCTCTGGTAGAGAGTCCAATATTATAATACAAAACCAACCAAGTATTGCAAATTCTGATGGATATTTCAGTGCCGACGATGTTGACAGAGAGCAGTGGAGTTATTATGACACGCAGGTAAAGTACGGAGAGACCTACGAATACACCACACATGCGTATTTTATGGTTGTTGGGTACCAATACAAATATTCCGACTTGACACTGAGTAGGAGAATCAGTGAATATGGACAATATGATGAAAGTAACATCAGAGCAGACTCTGGACCCTACACAGAGTTCACGTGCATTGAATTCTATGATCCAAGCACTGGTCAAACTAAACCATCACCAATGAGAACTTCAGATAGTCGTCTTTTAGAACCAATGAGAATAAATTTACTCAATGAGGCGGAAAATGTGGGATACGCTACAGCTGCTCAAGAATTAGTAGCCGGCTCACATATAAACTACGCTGACTTCAACATCAGCATTGAACCAACAATCAAAATATTTGAGTACTCCTTTGCGCCAAAGCAGTTGACAGTTTTAGATAATCCGCCTCCTAAAATAGATGTCCAGCCATATCAAGTTAAAGACCAAAGCCAAAGAATAGGTTTTTTTATTAAATTAGAAAGCCCCCCAGTGAAAGAAACACTCACTCGCTCTGAATCATATCCTACTCCAAAAAATATTACTGAAGAGATGAATTATGCCAAATACTTAACTTCTCAGAATATGCTAAGTACAGATAATCTTAAATTTGGAACGGTATCGAGACCAGCAATCGTGGAAATATACCGCTTAAGTGCTAAACCTACGGCTATATCAGATTTTGATGGAAATTTAGCAGCAACCAAGAGTCTAATAATTAGCGATAAAAATAATGAGAACAGCAGGACATATATCACACCTACATGTTTTTATGAAGAAAGAGTAGCCACCGGCCACAAATTTTACTATGCTTTCAGGTTTTTAAATGAAAACAATGTGCCTTCACCTTGGAGCAATATTATCGAAGCTGAACTAATTGATGATGGAGGCTACAAATATTCTAATTTCAATACTATAATAGAAAGTGAATTAGCCACAGGGGTTGAATATGATAGCCCATCTACTCAATTTAAAAAGTTGCTTATGTTACGACCAGCGATTCCCCAGATAGATTTTAACTTAGCAGATCTAGATTTTAATGAAAACTCTGAAGATCAATATACAACTGCGGAAATAGGCAACACTCTTAGTGACAACCTTTGGAACAAGAAATACAAAATTAGATTAACTTCTAAAAAGACAGGCAAAAAAATAGATTTAAACGTAAATTATAAGCTGTTAGAGGATGCATAAAAAGTGGGATTTCAAAACAAAGCAGGTAGTATTATTCTGGACGCAACATTGACAGACGTTGGCAGAAGGCAAGCTTCACAAGGTAAGTTAAGAATTACTAAATTTTCTTTAGGCGATGATGAAGTTGATTATTCTTTAGGAAACAGAAATTCTGGAGAGTTTTTGTTAGATAATGCCCCCCCAACGTTAGAAGCACTTGCAGTAGATACTTCAGCAATTATTCACGGGCTGGTGGATTATAATAGAGCCGATATCTTATTGCTGCCATACCACAAACTAAATGTAGCTTTAAAAAATGCAGTCAGCGAATATAATAATATTATCTATCTTTCCGTAAATGATGAAACTACAAAAAAAATTGCGACTGCCTTTGATAATCAAGTATATCTTCTTGAAAATAACGCGGTAATTAAAAATGTTTTACTTTTTGAGTCCGGCATAGAGTATCACACTATCCCTGGAACCAAAGAAACTCAAGAGCGATTTATTCACAATTTAGACTTACACGATAGATATTACTTTGTTTATCTAGATTCGAGATTTTTTGAAGGCTTATTGTCAACACCACCAACAGCTACTGCGGTTAGCGTAGACGCAGCCGGAAACGAAAAGTCTGATTTCCAAGCTTTATCACAAGTTAAAAGTATCTCTTTAGCCGCCCCAGTAGCTAATTACGATACGTATTATTGCACATCAGTTATGAACAACATCTATGATCGCGAGGACGGAATCAGTATATCTGCTTTCAATGGACCTCGTAGTTGTTTTCTACCGCTAAATTTTATAGTGAACCAGAAAATGAGATCCAAATCAAATGGTAGTGCAGATGTTAGATATACCAAGTTTGGCGAAACAGCACAGAATGTATTCTCAGATGGAAATTTATATGATTATGTTGATACCAACATTATGATCGAAGGAACATCTACTGTTCGTACCCATCAAGCTAGAATTAGAATTATACGCTTTTCTGGAACATAAAAATCAATAATTGGAATAGAAATAAAATATTAACTATTTATATCAGGAGAAACAAATAAATGGCTTTTTTAGATAACTCAGGAGATATTATTCTCGACGCTGTTTTAACCGACGTCGGTAGAAGGTTAATGTCAAACGGCCGCGGGATTACTATTAGTAAATTTGCGCTCGGCGATGACGAGATTAATTACGGATCATACGATAAAGGACACCCCAGTGGCTCAGCTTACTATGATCTAGAAGTATTGCAGACACCCGTTTTTGAAGCAACCACGCAAATTAATGCAAATATTAATTACGGGCTTCTTACGTTTGCTAATCCAAATATTTTGTATATGCCATCGTTTGTTCAAAACACAAAAGATAATTCAGCCGGCTTCGCTACCACACACCAGAAGCTGTACTACGTTGCTGTTAATACAGAAACTGTTGATGCGATGCAAAAATCTGCTCAACTTTTCTCGGCAAATCCAGAAAAAATTATTCAAGCCGGCTCTACTGCACACAGGTCAATAGCCTATGAATTAGGAATCAATTCATCCGAAATTGCTAAAAATCAACAAACAAAAATACAATATATCAACAACACAGGTATAAAAGACATGAGCTATTTAGTCTCGGTTAACAACCTGTTTATCGGCGGCGTGATGTCCCTTGGACGGCAAGCCGACAGCTACGTGAACGATCTCAGCGATAACAAATTAACATCGTATCCCGCGACAAGAGACTTAGCCAGCATTGGAAGGTCTCTTGGTTCTAGAAACAGAACCAACTATACCGATTACCAGATAAGAGGAGTTTCTTCTAATATATACGAACCGAATAATGCATCGAGTACAGCTAGCACATATAGTGTGATCTCCGGACCCTCGAATTCAATCGTAATGTTAAACGTTGCAGTTCAAGCCGGCTTAGATCATTCTAAAGCTGGAGTTAGAGATAGAAAATATACCGAATACGGTAAAACAAGCCAGACAGCTCAAGCGGCTTTTGGGTCTGCAGGGAGCGATGGCAACACGTACGATTATATCGATACTACAGTGTATTTGCAAGCCAACACTTCCGGTGCTCAGATTTCAATACCGGTTAGACTCATTCGGCGCGCATCATAATTTAGGAGTTATATAATGGCAGTCAGAAATTACGAATCAATCGATTCAACAAACGATGTTACTAATACCACAACAATGTTACACGAAGCAATACCTTTAACGGGTACAATTGTAAGTGGTACATATGGAGTATACAGAAGCGAAAGAAATATTAAAAATTACACACATGGACAGTTTCAGAGTGTATATGATTATCCTTTCTTAAGTTCTTCTGCTAACCACATATTTGACATTACATTGGGATACGACGAAAAGTCCCCTCTTTCGGGTTCCACTAGCGTTCAGAACACTAAAAAAATAAATATGTACAATCAGTTTGCACAAGTGCTTTTAGGGTATACCTCGTCCACTGGTGATGGTATTAGAAAATTCGAACGTGACCTAACGCTTGACGGATTGGGATACATGAAGGAATGTTTCTTCTTAAGCTTTTCGAGACTACTCACAAAAGACCAGATTAAAAAAGGAACATTCTCATTAGTCCTTGGTACCGGTTCATATGCCACATCATTTGCAAAGCAGCTTACGCTTTCTGATCGCAGCGCCTCTGTTAATGGAGAAGGTACCCTAAACACCGATGGTGGCGATTATGGCGTATTATATGGGGGACCTGGATACCCGAATGGTCTTGGCGCGATATTCTACCAAGCAGGTGTTGCAGTCATAACTGCGTCAGTGTTTAGCAATCAGCAGGGTGAATTCAACAAAGAAGCTGCTCTCCCAACCAGAGATATTGACCAGTCACTTACTGGTTCAACTATTAGTTCATCTTGCGATGCATTTAGGCGCAGAGTCAAAAACCTGTCATTCAATAATACTACGCAGATTAATTCAAGAATTTTCTTCTGCAGAGTTCCACACAATAAATTTAACTATAGTGCTAACCCAACTTATGTGAGTGCTAGCAAGATAGTAGTCAAAAACCAATCCACTGACAATCCAGTTTCTTACATTACTACGGTCGGTCTGTACAACGACGCTAATCAATTAGTAGCAGTCGCAAAGCTGTCCGAACCACTTAAGAAAGATCCTACAAACGATATTACACTGCGCGTCCGATTGGATTACTAATATGTCGTTCAAAAAGTTCGACAAGAATGATATTCTAAGAAACACTATGAGGGCTTATCCTCATAGTGATTTTCTTATTTATGATAGTAATGTTTATTATAACCAAAGACCTGACCAAATCGGCACAAGAAACACTAGAGTTAGAAATGTCGCAAATGGTTTCATAAGTTTATACGAACTCAATATTGACAGACCAGAGGTAGCTACTGGTCGATATATCGGACCTGAAGCGGAGCCCGAAGAAGGCGAAGTAGATACTAGAGTCCCCAATAATGGCAGAATCTACCCATGGATATCAAAAGATTCTGCCGGCGCAAGCTTTAAAACAGTTGGGGCTCTTAGTTATAATAACGAGTTTAGATATGGAGATATATTAAGATCAAAGTACCCCCTCTCTGCATCAATTACGAGAGAATATGTTGCAACTCCGTCTTCTTCATTAGCAGCCGGCGCCGTCACCCCACACGGCATCGGTGAATACAACACAAACTACATGGCAATTAGAAATACCTTAAACCATCATCGTATACGAAGCGAACACTATGCTGTTTTATCAAGTGGAAATTGGAACAAAGACTCTCAAGAGCTAAATATGATCCATATACCATCAATATTTTATGGTACAAAGATTAAGCCTGGAAGCGTGAGGTTAGAGTGGTACTACACCGGCTCACTGGTATCAGTTGTGGCAGACACAAAGCAAAATGGAGAATTGCGGCAGTTCTCCTCATCGGTTCACAGCACATACGATAACAAAGTGGCCGGTGTTGTTTTGTATGAAGAAGGTATTATATTACTGACAGGCTCGTGGGATCTCAACGAAGAAACCATGAGAGTGGGAACCGCTCCGATAGGACTTAAGAAACCGAAATGGATTTATTTTGGCGCCGGCGCAAATGACGGAAACACTCGGGCAGCATCCGCCGCTTCGTTTGGAAACGGTTCATACAAACTTTCTTTCAAGGGAGTTACCGAGACTCAAGTATTGACAATGTTTGCCAAGGCGAAGAAGGGAGAAGTAAACTATTCTAATAACCCCTCGTTTTTGCAGTTTGGACAAACTAAAATATTTTCCACTGGCTCGTCGGTTTATGAAGAAAGCTCGGACTTAAAACTTGTAAACTTCGTCAGTTCCAGTTACACAGAGTATAACGCACCGTTCAAAAGACAAGTTTATATTTCCAAAGTTGGAATTTATGACAAGAACAAAAACCTTATTGGTGTCGCGACTTTAGGATCCCCTGTGTTAAAACAAGACGATCAAGAAATTGCATTCAAACTAAAATTAGATATATGAAAATTCCAGTTACCATAGTGGCACCCCGGTTCACACGCGCTATTTCCTGGGTTATAGACGTGTGGGCAATAACTTTGTATCCGTTTATAATATCTCGCGACGAGATGTCCGCAGACACTCTTCAGCATGAAACTATACATATTCTTCAACAAAAAGAACTTTTTGTGGTATTCTTTTATATATTGTATGTATGGGATTGGCTTGTCGGATTAATAAAATATCGCGACAGACAAAAAGCTTATTTTCAAATTAGATTTGAGCAAGAAGCTTATGACCAAATGTATAAAGAAAACTACTTAACGGAAAGAAAAAAGTTTAGTTGGCGAAACTACAAGGTTTAAAATGATTATTGGATTTGACGTCAGCACCAGTATAACTGGTGTTGCAATCGTAGCTGAAGGTGAATTGGTTTATTACGATTCAATTGATCTTCGTAAATATAAAGACGTGTTTGACAAGACAGCCGCGTTCAAAGAGAAGTTATTGGATATATACGAAATGTATCAATTGGATAACGAATATAGATGGGGGGATTCAGACTACCCTATAGAGCATATCTACATAGAGCAATCTCTCCATATGTTCATGGGTGGCAAATCTTCGGCCAAGACCTTATCAACCCTAACAAGGTTTAACGGTATCGCATCTTGGCTTATATATGAATTGTTTGAAATTAAACCAAAATTCATCGGCGCCACTTCTGCCCGTAAGCAAGCCGGTATTAAAGTTCCAAGAGGACAAAAAGCAAAACAAGTCGTACTGAAACATTTGCTTGACAACGAGCCAGCATTTAAGGTAGAATATACCAAGCACGGAAACCCCAAGCCAGACTCATATGATAAAGCTGACGCAATTGTTGTTGCTAAAGCAGGATGGAGATTAGAAAATGTGGAAATGGATTAAGCACAGAGTAAGCCACAAGCTTAGTCATGTAAGCATAAATTCTCTCAAGAAGACTATGAAAGAGCATGGGTTAGCTTTAGTTATTATAATTGTGGCTTGGGAAATAATAGAGGACGTTCTTTTTCCGCTTTTATTCGCGGGCTTAGGGAAGTACGTACACCCAATATTTTATTCTGGAATTCCGGTAGCGTGGGTGGTGTGCCTTCACTGGTTAGCAGTCCCGATTATGTGGGGCTGGTGGATTAAAATTTCTAAAAAAGATGTTGACAACAATCAACACACATGTTAATATACTTAAGATGATCTTTCATCATACCTAGGAGATAAAATGAAAGTAACAACCGGACAAAATGTAAATGTCCATTATAAAGGCACCCTCACAGATGGGACAGAATTTGATAACTCGCGTGTTCGTGGACAAGCTCTTAATTTTGAGATTGGCTCCGGACGCATGATCAGTGGGTTTAATGATGCTGTGGTGGGTATGTCAGTTGGGGAAACCAAGTCAGTAACATTGACTCCCGAAAACGCTTACGGATATCGTAACGAAAAGGCTATACAAAACGTCCCGCGCACCGCATTTGGTGAAGGTTTCGAATTTGAAATCGGCGGAACAGTACAAGGTAATGGTCCAATGGGTCCATTCTTGGCAAAGATTGTAGAAGTATCAGACGATAACGTCTTGCTCGACATGAATCACCCACTAGCCGGCGAAACACTGAGCTTTGAGATTGAGTTGGTGTCTACAGACAACGGTTCTGTTTCTGTTTCAGGTGGCACTTGGAGTCCCAAGATGAAGAAGTCTGAGCTTCTTGAGTTCGCCCGCGATAAGGGTCTTGACGTCAACACTCGCACAACCAAAGCGCAACTTATTGCTGCATTGCAGGGATAATAGCTGCTTTGTTATATTTAAGCCCCGCCATCCCGGCGGGGTTTTTTTGCTTGACAGCCTCATTAGTATGTGTTACCTTATACATGAGGGCACATGAACAAAAGAGAAGCAAAGAAGATTTTATATGAAACGCTTGGAAACTACTCAGACAAAGGCAACGAGCTACTTTTCGCGTGTCCGGAATGCGGTCACCACAAGCGTAAGTTCTCTGTTAACTTGGATAAAAATGCTTATAAGTGTTGGATTTGTGATTATCGGGGTCGTAATATTAGGCGCGTTGTTAGACGTTTTGGTTCGTATATCCAACTACAGAAATGGGACGCAATTACGAACCGGACAGATCTTGAGAGATTTGCTGACCTCTTTATGGAACCAGAGTCTGGAACAAGCGCGCAGAAACTTGAACTCCCGCCGGAATTCATAAGTCTTTGTCACGACAAGATCCCGGCTACAGGCATGTACGCACTTCGATATTTAAGAAGCCGCGGCATCACCAAAGAAGACATCGTACGATGGAAGATTGGGTACTGCTTTAGCGGAGAATATAGAAATAGGATCATCTTTCCCTCTTTCGATAATGATGGCGATGTGAATTATTTTGTTGGCCGATCGTATAATGGAGACTCATATAAATATAAGAACCCAAAAGCATCCAAGAATATTGTGTTCAATCATTTGTATGTAGACTGGAACAAAGACCTAACTATAGTAGAGGGAATCTTTGATGCACTGGTCGCAGGAAATGCTGTTCCCATTTTGGGTTCAACGTTACGTACAGATTCGGATCTCATCAGAGAGATCGTTAGAAATGACACGCCAGTCTACATTGCCCTCGACCCCGATGCAGCCGACAAAGAACGTCGGGTTATTAAAACATTACTTAAGTATGATATCGAACTTTACAAAATTGATGTGTCTGGATACGAAGACGTAGGCTCGATGCCGAAGGCTGTGTTTAATGAAAGAAAAAACAATGCTGCATTTATCGACAATGACGACTATTTATTGTTAGATTTATTGTCGGCTGTATAAGGAGAACCCCGTGAAAATCACAAAAAAACAACTTAGAAAAATTATTATGGAAGAGATTACTTCCGAAGGTCACATGGAAATGGACGGTGAGACGATTGTTACCGGACCCGACGGCGATGCATCTGACGAAGCTCGCGGAGCAGCACGCCTTGAGGATGTAATCCAGTATCTTGTGAGCCAAGAGCGAGAAGACCTTGCAGAACCTCTTCGCAAAGTTCAAGATATGCTCGACGCACTTAGATAAAATGAAAATCACAAAATCCCAGCTTAAACAGATTATCAAGGAAGAGCTTGAGAGCACTCTGGAAAGCCCTCCTACCGATAATTCTGCAGACGCCATCGGTATGCAGCTGGATTACATGGCAGATAGAATGCTCTCCGCATATGCCGATGAAGTTCCGCCTGCTCTACAAGAAATGATTGACCTTATCAAAGCCCGCGACTACGAGACTATTCGTTCAGACCACAACAGAATGTGGACTGATCTGGTTCAATACCACCGAGACACTGGAAATTCGATGACACCTCGTGTCTCCCACAATTTCCGCACTATCCTCACAATAGTAAAAAATTCATAATAGCAAAAAAACACTTGACAGCCTCTACTGAACAAGATATACTTGTATAGTAGAGGCACATTTGTATCTGGAGGCACCCTTGAAATTTGCACACATTAGTGATACTCACATTAAAAACCTAAAGTATCATTACGAATACCGAATTGTATTCGACCAACTATACCAATCATTGCGAGAGCAAGAAGTAGACTATATTGTCCACTGCGGCGACATCGCCCACACGAAGACACAAATCTCACCTGAGTTTGTCGAGATGTGTTCTGACTTCTTTCGCAGCTTAGCAGAGATTGCACCAACATATATTATCTTGGGCAACCACGACGGCAATCTAAAGAATAGTAGCCGCCAAGATGCGCTTACACCCATCGTAGATGCGTTAAACCTTCCTAGGTTGCATTTGCTCAAGGACTCAGGAGAAACACACCTAAACGATGACTTCTGTTTAAATGTCCTGTCAGTCTTTGATAGAGACAACTGGGTAAAGCCAAGCAACACAGACAAGATCAATATTGCTTTGTATCATGGTTCGATTAGTCGCTGCCAAACTGACACCAACTGGACAATGAGTTTTGGTGAAGACGAGATTACGATCTTTGATGATTTTGATTTTGCAATGCTTGGCGACATTCACAGACGCCAATTCTTAGATGAAGCCGGCCGTATCTGGTACGCAGGTTCGACGGTCCAACAGAATCATGGTGAGACTAACGATAAGGGAATTCTTATTTGGGATATTAAGTCAAAGGACGACTGGGAGATTGAACCTGTTGTATTGCAGAACCCCAAGCCGTTCTTCACAATCCCACTAACCTTGCGTGGGCGCATGCCAAAGAAGATTGATGTTCCAATGAACGCACGCCTTCGGCTGGTGAGCACTAATAATCTGCCGCTCAATGTAATGAAACGAGCAATGGATATTGCTAAGCACAGATTTAAACCGGAGAGTATCTCCTTCTTAAACCGCGCTAGCGGAGAACGCGGAAATGTAGAGGAAATTACAGACGGATTACGCTCCGAAAACCTGCGAGATCCGAAGATACAAGAGGAGCTTATCTCAGAGTACCTTAAGGACCATCAGGTTCCTTCTGACACTCTAGAAAAAGTTTATGAGCTTAATCGTACTTACAATAAAATTATTGAGGAGAAAGAGGAAGTCTCGCGCAATGTTAATTGGAAGCTGACAAAGTTTGAATTTGATAATCTTTTTAATTATGGTGAAGATAACGTTGTCAATTTTGGTTCTCTTGGTGGTATTGTTGGAATTTTCGGAAAGAACTTTAGCGGTAAAAGCTCCATTATTGATGCTGCTCTTTACACTTTGTTTAATACAACGTCAAAGAACGAGCGCAAGAACCTTAATGTCATTAATCAAAACAGGGAAATCGGCAAGGGCACACTGACTATTGAATGCAATAATAAGATATACACTATTGAGCGAGAATCTGAAAAATACGTCAAGCGCTTAAAGGGTGAAGAGACCATGGAAGCTAAGACGGATCTCAACTTTGAGGTGTATGACCCAGTCACAGAGGAAACTACATCGCTTAACGGCACCACTCGTAACCAAACAGACGCAAATATTCGTAAGCATTTTGGTACGATTGACGATTTCATGGTATCTTCTTTAGCCTCTCAACACGGCGCTTTAGCTTTTATCGATGAGGGTTCTACCCGCCGAAAAGAGATAATTGCAAAGTTTTTGGATCTTGAGATATTTGAAAAGAAATTTAGGATGGCTAAGGAAAATTCTGTTGAAGCTAAAGTTTTAATTAAAAAGCACGAAGACAGAAGTTATGACGAAGAAATAGAAGAAACAAGAGAACTATTATCACGGCAAATTGAAAAATCAGAAACCAATCAGTCGAACTGCACCAAGCTTAAGGCAAAGATTGAAGCCACCAAGACAGCGTTAATGCTCGTAGATGAGCAAATTTCTGCAATCCCAGCAGAGCTAATTGACATTAGAAACGTAAGAGAGCAGCAGAAAAGTAAGTCACGAATGTTGGTTTCGTTAGCAACTACTATTTCTGAGCAAAACAGTTTGGTTAGGCTAAAGCAGGTCAAACTCGATACTCTCAATGAGATTATAGACTCGGTCGATATAGGGAGCTTCATAGAGGATAAAACAAAAATTGATACCCTTACAAAGAAGATCACATCCTTAAATCGAAACATCGCTGAATCCAACAAGAAGATAAAGATGCTGGAGAACCACGAGTATGATCCAGATTGTCGATTCTGTTCTGAAAACACATTTGTAAAAGATGCTCATAAAGCCGCAGCCTATCGCGAAGAGAACATCGTTGTCCTTGAGGATAAAAAGACGCAATTAAGCAGTTTAAAACCAGAACATGTTAAGAATAGCATAACAAGATATGAATCGGTTACATCAGAGTTGGTGGTAGTCGAAAAAGAATTGTCAGAACTAAAGCTGTTTAGAGAAAAAAATAAAAACTCTCAAGCTAAGATAGAACTTGATTTAAAAGATATTACGAATATGATCAAGGAATACGATGAAAACAAAGATGCTATTGAAAACCTTGAAGAACTTATGACTGCTCGCACTAACTTCAGCAATCAGGTGACAATCATGGTAGGTAATCTTGATGCCTGCGAATCTGACACATTAGAGGTTGTCAAAATGCTTGGCTCCTGCGAGCAAAAGATTGAAACATTAGAAGAACAAAAGAAAGAACACATAGACTTGCAGAATTCATATGCAGCATACGACCTGTTCATGCAGGCGATGCACCCGAACGGAATTGCATATGACGTGATTAAGAAGAAAATTCCAGTGATCAACGAAGAGATCGCCAAGGTTCTTGCTAATATTGTAGATTTTGAAATATTCTTTGAAAGCTCTGGCAACAAATTTGACATCTTCATTAAGCACCCTCTTTACAATGAACGCCCAATTGAGATGGCATCCGGCGCAGAAAAAACAATGGCGGCCATGGCAATTCGATTGTCGCTATTGTCTGTTTCTTCTTTGCCAAAGGGCGACTTGTTTATCCTTGACGAACCCGGCACAGCATTAGACGAGGAAAATATGGAGGGTTTTATTCGGATCTTAGAACTAATTAAAGTGTATTTTAAGAACGTTTTGTTGATCTCCCACCTTGATTCACTCAAAGACTGTGTTGATATGCAAATCGTGATTGAAAAGAAAAACGGATACGCAAGAGTAAATCAATAAGGAGATTGCAACCAAATGAAACTGTTAATGGAAAGCTGGAAAAAGTTTGTAAATGAGGAACTGCCACCAGATTTCTCCAAAGCGCAAGTGGTGCCTGTCGTGGACTTTTTAAATTCACCAGAAGGAAAAGATCCAAAAGTCAGAGCTATGCTTGGATCCGGCGAGGGTGACGGACGCCCTAACGATGAGGCTATCAGCGTTTCAAAAGCTCAGCCACCAGTGGGAGGTTTGAAACCTACGCAAAACCAAATTAGTTTGATGAAATCTGTCGGCTGGCCACTGTCTACCTTAAACTCAGTAACGAACTCCTTAACAGGAGATATTACCGGTAGAGGAAAAAGCATTGTTTCATCTGGAGATCTTGTTATCGATGGTCATCACCGGTGGTCATCGACATGGGCGACTGCCGGCAGCAAAGCAAAAATTAATGCATTAAATATTGATCTTCCGGGCGACGGACCGTTGAATAAGTTGGCGTCTGCCCAAGTAGCAATCGTCGCTACGATGCCACCAGATGCCGGAAATGTTCCCAAAGCGACCGCTGATGCAACCGATAATATTCTGGGCAAAAGTGCTGGCGAAATAAAATCAATGATCCTTGAGCGCCGTGGACAAAAAACAGAAGGCGGTATTTTGTTGGGAGACGAATATTTGCAAAAAATTGTTGAAGTGCCTGCTGCTCAAAAATTGTGGGGAGTCAAGCCCGGTATGTCCCCCGAAGACACTATGAATCAAATTGTTAATGTTATCTCCAACAATCTATCACAACTTCCACCCCCACAAGGTCCAGAAAGAAGTTATATGCCACAGTTCGACGGTGGTGAAACTCATGACGGACAAGTTAATCTTGGAAGTGTGGTTAAAAAAATGCAATCTGGCGGGGTTAATTACAAAGCAGCTTACAAAGCTGCCAAGCCCGGAACAGAAAAATGAAAATCAAAAGATCAGAACTTAAAGATATTATCGCAGAAGAATTATCCGGACTTGATGAAGGCTTTATGGACATGTTAGGTTTTTCTCAAAAATCAAAAGACATGAAACAAATAGCTGCAAGTCTGCCCGGTTGGAAGACTAGCGGACCGCCATCATCTGGCGGCGTGGATATCGACTCGATCAATGATGCTATCGAAACATTAGAGAGCCACGACGAGGGAAATGATCCCGACTTGCTTAGTTTGATAGCTAATCTTAAAAAGATAGTGAGCACTACACCAACCAATAGAGAGGTTGGTCCACGCGATACGGGTTCGAAACGACGCTCAACGGGTATAAGCCCGGACGATCCTGATCATCCAGATAACATTCGCCGGCGCCGTGACGACCGGGAATACGACAAGCTGAAAAAGAAAAATGCGAACGCCGAGAGAAGGCGCCGCAATGCGGTTGCCCAACAAGTCGGTGATCGTTATAACCAACGCAGCGGCTATGCTGGTCTTGAGGAAATTGTCAAAGAAGAAATTGAAGCGACATTGGCCGAGGAATTTGGAGATGACGAAGGCTTTCGGATGCGAGACTTAGTCCCACCAAAGGTTCGTGGAAAATTTAAAGACACATTTACCAAGATACCCAACCCAGATCTAGAGAAGCACGGCGCCGAAAGAAGACCTGACGCTCAAGAAAAAGCTGCATGGAAAGCAGCCGGCGGCGCCCTCAGCGTTTTTGACAAGCCAACGATAGCCCAGTTTCTTGAAGACGCAGGCCTTGATATATCTCTAGAAAAATATATGGATAATATAAAGTTGGCTGTTGAAAACGATCGTTTGGGCCGCCGAATCGTCTCTCTCGTCGATGCACTGGCGTTGGCTAACAAGACTGGTTCTCGTCGAGGTCACCTTAAGACCGCCAAGAAGAAATCCAGCAAGCCGCCACAGTTTACAAGAGAATCTGTAGCATCGAAGGAATAAACAATGAACGACAACGATAACAACGAATTTGATTTTCTGCCTCCCGCAGAACCACCACCCTCCTTCAATCAGGAGAAAGACCACTATCACGAACAGGTAGATGCTGAAGATTTCGGTATGGTAGAAGACTTTGGACTCCAGATGGAATACTCTGATGAAGACCTCTTGCCAGAAAACACAGCACCCTCTTCGATTAATATTGGTTTTGTTGGTGTCGGCGGTGGAGGCAATAAAATGGCGAATGCGTTTATTGAACTAGGCTTCAATAAGACGCTACTCGTAAATTCAACAGGTAAAGATATTCCAAAGAATGTAGAAGAGGATCACGTTGTCCTCATCCCCGATTCAGATGGGATTGGAAAAAACGTAGAATATGGAAAAGAGGTTTTAAGTCAAAATGGTGCGATTGTTGAAGATGCCCTGCGTATCAAACTCGGTAAAGTTGATTGGTTATTC